TGACAACTTTACCTTTCTTTTTTGATTTATATTTAATAACTAATGATTTCATGAATTTACTCCTTTATATTATATTTATAATAAATAATATATGGATAATTATTTAGATGACTATTTAGAAGATATTGCAGATTTGTGCACAGATGAAGTAGATGAAGCTACTGTGCATAAACGTTGGGTCTATCAAAGAAAGCGTGACAAGAATGGTCACCCTTATGGTCCATCTGTGAAGAAAGCTAAATGGATTTCATCAGACCCAAATTATCGAGTAGTAATTGACCCTAAAACAGGTAATGTTAAGGAATTAAAGAAGATTACTGCTGGTGAACGTCGTAGAAGAAGTTTAGCTAGAAAAATGGGTGGTTTAATTAAATGGAAGTCTAAATTAAATCTTATTAAGAAGCGTGGAGCTGAAGTTCGTGATTTACATTATAAAGATAGAGATAAAGAAAAGTATGTAATTCAAAACGCATCTCGTGATAGAGGAGATTCTAAGGGTCAAGAATATGATCCAAAAGAATATGAAAAGAATGCAAAGAAAAATTCAGGTCCAAGATTAATTCATCCAGTTGTAAAAGAATCTTATTTAGTTGAAAGTCCTCACGTAGAATTCTCTGATGAAATTTGGTGGGATTTCTGTTCTGAAGCTGGATGGGAAGATGGTCGTTGGTTATTGCAGTTAATTCCTTTATTTACAGGAAAGGATGTTCATTCATTAAGACCAGATAGAAATGAAGGTTTGCTATTGAATTTACATGCTATGCCTAAGTCATATATATGTAAGTGTTTAATGGATGATATGGCTTTTAAAGGTTTTGCAAAGCAAGACTTTAAGCAGTTATCTGATTATGATAAAGAAAGAATTAGACAAGCAGTACCTAGAGAATTATATAACTTTTTAAATGGATAGTTTATGGCAAAGTGGATTGGAAATAATAAGGCTTACAAAAGAGTCATTAAAAAAGTTCAGCTTCCAAAAGTTGAAGAAAAGCCTCAAGAAAATATAAATAAAGAGGAAAAGCCATCGGAAGAAGCAATAAAAAAGCTAATGAAGAAGGCTAAGGAAAAAGCAAATGGAAGTGTATAGAGAACAACTCAATATTTTATTACATGCTATGAAAGCTGTAGTTCAAACAAAAGGTTGCCCAGATTGGGTAGCCTATAAGTTGAATGCGGCCGTAAAAGAAGCAAAGGAATATAAGCCAACCGGTAATGAAGTAGGAGCTGTAGAAAAGAAATATTGTGAACTATATCCTGGTATGCATGTTCATTCAACAACACCAGGAGATACATGTGTTTACGAAGTAGTTTCAGAAGCAGATCCAATTCAAGGTGTAAGATTATTTAATTTACGAATTATATCTACACGAGCAAAAGATCCAGTTGGATATACAATATTGAATGTTCCTGAAACGATGATCGATCATTGTGAGGTATAAATGTCAAAATACATTTCAAAAACAAAATCAAAGATTATCTTTAAAGAAATTGCAGAAAAAGAAATAGAGAATTTAAAACAAGGAGATCAAATGTCAAATAAAATACTTGCCGATATAATTAGACGTAGAGAGGCACTAAGAAACCAGCAGGCACAACGTTCAAATGAAAGAGAAAGAATGTTGCAAGCAATTCATAATCATAAAGCATCAGCACCTGCTATTGCACCACAACCAAAGTTAGATGAATTTGAAAAAGAATATGAAGCATTTATAGCTGAACAGAGACGTTTAAAAGCTGAACGTGAAGCTAAGGAAGCAGCAATGAAGGCTGCAGCTGAACAGACAGAAACAACAGCGTCTGAAGTTGATGTCGATGAACCAGTATTTGTAGGATGGGAGACTGAAGGTGAAACTGAACCAGTTGAAGAGGTAAAGGATGAAGTTATTAGTGAAGCAGACACCACAAGTGAAAACAGTGAAGAAATCCAGATTGTTGAAACTAAACCAAAGAAAAAGTCAAAGAAGAAAAAGGTGGTTGAAGCAACTGAAACAGTAGAATAATTTTGTATAGGTTTTTTTGGAGGGTGTTTATGGATAAGAATGAAAATAAAAAGAAAAAGAAGTCAGATGAAGTTAATCTCGCTAAGACACAGGAGATTCTTATGGAGATTATAGAAAAGCTCGACAAAAAGCCTGACAAAAAAGAAAAGAAAAATTAGAATGAAAATATATAATATTGCAATAACAAAATTGCAATATTTTTTATATTTAAGATTAGTGAGGTGAAATATGATACAAGAAGTAGATAATAGTGTATTTGAAACTGGTAAGAAAGAACAGCCAGTATATCCAACAGTAAATCAGTTTAAGTTAAACGTTAAGGTTTCTAATGTTGTTCCTGGAAATGTTGAAGAAAATATGGAGAAGCATATTTCTACAATTTTTGTCGATAAATTCCAGGTTGCAAAGAAACCTCTAAGTAAACGTCTTCTAACAGAAACAGCATGGAAAACAGAAGAAGCTAATGAAAAAGAAGATTTAATCTTTAAGGATCTTAATACAAAGACACTTGAGATGATTTTTAAGTGTGAAGAATATGATTTGTATTACTTCTTCCATAAGACTCTATGGAAACAGAATAAGGAAGATTATAAAATTTCTTTTGATTTTGATGTTACTCTAACTGGTGGTAAGAAGTCAACAATGATTTATCATTTCAAGAATTGCACAATTGATAAATTGAATGATTTGTGTTTGAGTATGACAGATACACAAAAGTTGAATGTAGTTGTTGATTTTAAGATTGGCGATTACGAAGTTGAATTGAAGTAAGGTATAAATGTCAGATTTAACAATTATAATTTGTGCTTATAAAGCAACAAAAGAATTGACTCTATGCTTGCATCAACTTGCACAGTTTGGAGTTACTAAAGATGAATTGTTGATTTATGAAAATTCTCCAGCTTATTATTCAGAAAATAGAAACTTATTGAATAAGTATGGAATTAAGTTTATTGACAATCCAGGTGGTGGTCATGCAGATACAGTAAATAAGGCACTACAAGAAGTAAAGACAAAGTATGCTTTATTATTGGATAGTGACTGTATTTGTTTGGCAGATCCACATGAAATTTTGCAACATGTAAAGAATAAGGGATATGATTTATTTGGAGATATTTGTGGTGACCGTGGTGGTTATCGTCTTCATAAGAGAGTTCATCCTTGGTATTGTTTCATGAATGTAGAATTTTTGAAGAAGCATAATATCCCATTTACAGATTTTAAACGTGTCCAAATGACTAACTCAATGTCATTCTATGACTTTAAGCAGTTAGCAAGTGTTCGCGATCCTCGATTCATTTATTACGATGTAGGTTCTACAATGTATGAAGATGTAATTGGTTATCGTGGTTCTGTAGGAGATATAGGTGAACGTTTCCCATATTGGCATAAGGAAGGTAGTTCTTGGTACATGGAACATGGTCATCAAGGATTTATTAGATTAGGTCTTCAGAAAGATGCAGAATTTGAGAACGTTAAGCAACAACTATTTACGAGTGAAGAAGTATTGAAGAAATTGGCCTAATGAAAAGTGAAGTCGTCATTTTAACAAAAGCATATCGTCAAGAAGATACTCTTGATTTAATTCATCATTATCAAAAATTAGGTTTCGATCATATTACTTTGTATTTAAATGATTATGAACCTGTATATGAAATGACAGATGAGAATTATAAGAATGTATCTATGTATCTAGTAAAAGGATTTCCAAATCAATTACAGATATATGACAATCATTATTCAAGAAATACAGAATATGATTGGATATTCTTTTGTGATGATGACGAATACTTACGCATCAACAAATCTAAATGGAAGAATATAAATGAATTCTTATCATCTTTAGATAATGATGTGAAAGTATTTGGTGTATATTGGCAATTTGCTTCATATAAAGATGGTTGTGAAATAGAAGATAGAACTCAATCAATGTCACAATCATTTAGATATACTCCAGAAGGAGAATACTTAACTCACTATAAGTCTTTTGTAAGAAAAGGACAAGTAGGTGGATTTAAATGGAATCCTCATACGTTTATGACTTGGAGTTGTGCGGTAAATACAGTAGATGGTTTGATGGTAAATCCAGAAGAACCATTTAAGGTAAGAGATCCATCTAATGATGATATTAAACTCGTTCATTATTGGAGAAAATCTAAAAAAGAAATGGAAAGAAAGATGGGAATGTTAACACCTGACCATATAACACCAACAACTTATGAGCAAGTAAAACCTGAACATAATTTAAAGTATACAAAGAAACTATGAGAAAGATATATGTAAGTTTTACATCATGGAGTAAAAGAATACACCACGTTTGTGATACTTTATTTTATCTAACAGAACAAACTTTACAACCAGATAAAATTTATTTAACTTTATCAACTGATGAATTTCCAAATAAGGAAATACCAGAATCTCTTAAGGAATTAGAAACTATTTTAAACTTTGAGATAATATGGGTAAAAGAAAATACAAAAGCCTTTAAAAAACTTATACCTGTTTTATCAAGACATAAAGATGAAGATTGTTGGATATTAACAATAGATGATGACGTTGTTTACGATAATACCTATATAGAAACAATCGTAAATGATGCAGAAAATAACTTTGGTAAAATAATAAATCCTGGAATTTGTGGTAATTGGATTCATGGATTTGCAGCAATATATCATCCTACATACTTTAAAGAAACTAATATCTTTGAATTGACACCGAAAGAGATGATTGATTTAGTTGAAGATGACCGATATTTAAATGATATACTTAAACAAGACAAAGTAAAATGTGAAGACATAAAATATCATTTAACTTTGATGAATTATGAATTTCCATTAAGTAAAATCTATGGGCAGAAGTAAATCTTCTGTCCATTTTCTTATTATAAATAAGAATAAGAGGTAATATAATGGCTGAAAGTTTAGTAGGAAAAATTGTAAGTAATGCTGGTAAACAATGGAGTAGAAATACTGTAGCTGATGGTAATTGGCTAAATTCAAATACAGTACAGAAATTTAATGAAAATGATAAAACATTGGCAGAAGCAATTGAAAGTGTTTCTGCCGCAATGGAACATTTTACTCCAGAAATTACTCCATCTGCATGGTCATGTGAACCAAACCAGACTATTCAAACTATTGAACAAAATGCTGATGGTAGTCTTAATGTTACATATCAGCCAATAGAATCATCTAGTACAAGTGATGATTCTTTATGGTCATTATTTAAACAGAATGAGTATGATTCTGTATTAGCTACATATACAGAAACTGCAGCTGATTTTAATCATGAAGCTGGCGCATTATCTGAGAGTCTTACTATTCCAGCTGGTATCTATGATGTTAAAATTGAAGTATTATATGAACCTACACAGAGTAGTATCAATAACAAATTAGATATTGCTATTTCAAAAAGCACAAGTATTGATGATGCTTTATATCAAACATTTATTTTATTTGATGATAGTTTAATTAAAGATACTACAAGTAATCCACAGAAAATAGATGTGCAGTCAGAATGGATAACTGGTATTATTAATTTAAAAGAAGTACCTACTACTTTAAAATTCTTAGTTAAGGGTGAATCAGCACAAGGTAGATATAAATTAAATAATATCTATATTAGTAGTATTGCAGGTTCTGTAGGTCCTGAAGGTCCTAGAGGTCCACAAGGTCCAACTGGTCCACAAGGTCCAACTGGTCCACAAGGCCCAATAGGTCCTCAAGGTGTATCTGGTGAAAAAGGTGATAAAGGTGATAAGGGTGATGCCGGCACTAAAGGTGATACTGGTGCAAGTGGTTTCTCACCAATTATAACAATTGATGACACAGTCACAGGTCAACATACAGTATCAATTACAGATGCAACACATACAGATTCATTTACTGTATTAGATGGTGATAATGGTAAAGATGGTATTTCACCAACTGTTTCAACATCTGCAATTCCTGGCGGTAATAGAGTCACATTTACTTATGATGATGGTGGAACTCCTTCTACAGAATCAATTGATGTTATGAGTGGTGTATCAGGTGAACCTGGTTCAAATGGTGTTTCTCCATCTATTTCATATTCAGCAATTCCTGGAACTCCAGGTGGAACAACAGTAATAATTACTGATGCTACACATGATGCAGAACATCCATTAACATTTGATGTAAGAAATGGTATTGATGGAACTGGTGCAAGTTATGTTTTTGATACACCAAATACAATTAGTGGTGAAGGTACTCAAAATTCACCTTATGGTGTTAATACTGAAGTAATTGCTACACATGATTGGGTTGGAGAACAAGGATTTTTAAAGAATACAGATTTAACTGACTATGCAACAAAAACATATGCAAATGAAGCTAGTGCGGCTGCATTAAGTCAAGCTCAGACATGGGTAGGACAACAAGGTTATTTAACTTCTATTCCTAATACTTATGCTTTAAAAACTGATGTTGAAGCAGCAAGTGCTAATGCTTTAAGTGAAGCTGAGACATGGGTTGAAAACAAACATTACCTAACTGCTGTTCCTGCTGAATATGCTACTAAGACCTACGCTAATGATGCTAGTGCTAATGCTTTGAATCAAGCAGAATCTTGGGTTAATCAACAGAATTTTGTAAATAAATCACAATTAGAAATAAATGCAAATACAAATTTGATAAAGTATACAGATGGTAATAATAGTTCTGCAATATCAGCTGTAAATTATAAAGAAGGTCATACTGGTTGGAATGCACAACAATTATTTGTAGTTAATGGTGATACTGAAATAACTAACTTAGTTAATGGCGGTGCATGTGATGGTAAAGGTTCATTATTTTTTGTAGTTAGCGGACATCAATAATATGACTTGGAAAATAAAAGGCAAAATAGGTTTACATTTCCCAAATGCAGGTGGAAATCCTAATCAAGATACTTATAGAATAGTATATTCATCAGATGGTGTTCAAAGTAATTTACAAGAAATAAAGAAGGTATATTTCTTAACACCAGCTGATGCATCTTATATAAGTTCATTATCTACAACAGAAGCACAGTTAGCAGAACTTACTTCTGGTAAATATGATGTTTGGGAAAGATATTGGGAAGAACCTCCATCTCAGAAAAAATTGGTTGCTGGTACTCAGAATGTTGCTATTGAGTATGATATGACTGATGCTACTGAAGATTTGGTCATAAACTCTATTGAGATTTTTACAGATAGTTCATCTACATCTAGCGCTAAAATAAAAATACTACATGAAAGTGGTGTATTTATTGCTGCTATTGATGGTGATAATAGAGGAAGTGAGACAGAAAAATATGAAATGACAGGTAGAACACGCTCAGTAAATGGTTTAAATATAACACTTTATAAAGGTCATAAGTATTATTTTGTATATCAAGGTGATACAAATGAAGCCTTTTATCCAGCATATTTCCAAGGAGATACTGATGGAAATTATAAATTATATTCTAATACAACTGCAGCTACACAAATTAATGTAGGTGATTTAAGTGTATTAGGAAATTTCTTAGGCGGGTTATTTCAGAACAGACATCCTACAAAAGATGATAAAGTTTATCTTTTATCATTAAATATAAATGATAGCTTTATGTATCTTGGATATAATGATGCTCCTGGTTGGGATCCTAGATTAGTTCAAAATCATTTTTATAAAAGAAAAAGTAAAACATATAATAATGTAACTACTGTAAGTATAACTTCAGGCAATGACCATTATAAAGCAGCAAAACTATTTGGAAACATTAAAAAATATACTACTATCTTACAAAATGGTCAGTTAACAAATGGAGGTGACTATGACGGAAATATCGCTGAAATGGCAAAAGATTATACATCGTATATAGATGTTGATACAAATAATGAACCAATAGCATTAACTACTTTACCATCAAATCCACAAGATAAAGGCTTATATTACATAGATGGATCTGTGTTGCCCAACGGTCGTGGCCAGTATGATTATGAATTTGTTGTATATCATAATAATAACTGGGATAGAGTAGGACAATGGTATATGTCACAAGCACAGATTAACGATTATATAAATTATCCTGATTGGTGGAATAAAGATTTTGAAGATTTGAATGTAAATTATACAGTAGATTCTAACTTTGCAAATAAATCAGTAGAAACTCCAGGTAAGCATTTCTATTTAAAATTAAATAATATAGAGGTTTAAAATGACAAAAATTTACGCAGTTGAAAAATCAACAGAAAAACTTCTATACATTTCTGATAATCTTTTTACATTAAAAGAAAGAATAAAAGATGATGGAAAAATACTAGAAGATTTTTATATTTTACAGGATGCCGATATGAAATACATTTCAAGAATTGTTTATGTAGATGGTGAATGTGTTTATAATAATAAAGATTTTTGGTCTAAAAACGCACAAAAAATTTTAGAAGAATATGATAAGCATGAAGTGTTGGATTTTATGGGAAAATCTATAGATTCATATCGTTTTAAGACTGAATATAATTCTAATGTATCAAGAATATCTGCTATTGATGGTGTAGCTGGAGAAGTAGATTATAATATAACAATTGGAAATGAATTCATTTCATTATTCCGTGAAGAATGTATCTTTACAGATTTTGAAACAGTGACTCCATTAGAAATTGCACAGAAGTTATTGACAGTAATTTCATTAGTTCAAACAGGTTCATTTAGAGAAGCAAAAATTGTTCTTAAACAAATTGAACCAGATGCATTTTTAACAGCTGAAAGATTAAAAAAATATGAAGATATGTTAGATTCAGCAGATGCAATAACTTATGCTACTAAGGAAGAATATTTTTATACTGCATCATCTGAAGAATAAGAGGTATTAATATGGCACAAACAACAAGTGTATTATGGACAACAGATCAAGGTTTAGGTGAAGATGCAAAAGCACAAGCTCGTCAGAATATTGGTGCAGCCGCTGCAACAGACATTCCTACTAATAAGTCAGAAATTAAAGTATTTGAAGGTTCAAAAACTGTTCACAAGAACTTGATGACTATTTACGAAGATAGTACAACTGGTGCTATGGCTGGTGTTACATTCAATAATGAGAATAGTAAAGTAAGCATGGTCAAAGAGCCTGCAGAAGGAGATGGCGGCAAAGTATTGACAGTGGTAGAACCAGGCGGCCAAATCGCACCTTATTATGAATGGAAAGAACAAGAAACACAACATGAAGATGTTCATTATAATTTGTATAAGAGTTATGCAGTTAATATTGGTTCGAATGCATCTAAACAAAAAGTACTTTTCTTGTCAGAATCTGCATATAATGTAAGAGGCTTTGTTTCAGTTATGCCAGAAAATGGTGGTGCAAGTATTATGCCATTGAGTGCTGGTCAGACTGATATATCCACATATAATGGTAGTTGGGATAAAGTATCAGATAACATTAACAATTATAATTTACCATCAAATTCATATACATTCATTCCATTTGCTTGGACAACTGACTACCCAATAGTTGCAATTGGTATTAAAGGTAATGGAACTGTATATACAGGACACGGATTTGTTGAAACAATTAAGTAAACAATAAATAGAATATGAATAGACTATGGAAAAGATTTGATCAATCATTGGATGATGATAGTGGATTGCATGGAATTCGCCGTTTGGTGAATAATGCAACTACTATTTCTGCAATGTTTGAAGCAAATGGAATGATAACTGAAGCACAGAATACTTTGTTTTCTCTACAACAAAGAAATAAGAAGATTGATTTATCAACACACTATAGAGATGTTGATAATGTTTTGGTTTATATTTTCTTAAAAGGTTTACAGACTTTACCATCAAAGACTAAGGCATATCGTCTTGGTTTAATTGATATAAATGGTAAACTTATAAGACAGCCAAAAACAAAAGAAGAAAATGAATGTATATCAAATCTTGATTTATTGATGTTTAAATTAAGAGATTGGTTAAAGCCTAAAATGGGTTATCTTTCTACAGTTTCCTGGGTAAAGAATGTTGCAAATAATGTAAGATACCAAAATTATTTTTCTAATACAGATATGGTAGCTAAGCATTATATTATTCGTAAACTTAATGATGAATTAAATAAGTTATTAAAGAAGGGTTAATATGGAATTGAATGAAGCTATTACCGAATTAGAAGAACATGGTTATCTTCTTAATGAATGGAAGGCAACTCCAGATTTTGATGAATTATCACCAGAAGATAAAGTCACTTTGACTAAAGCAATGAATGGTGCATATACAGCACGTAAATCTGGTAATGCAAAGAATTTGGCAAAGTATTCTGCTATTTTAAATGATATAGCAAGTAAAATGAAAAACGCTTCTGCAATTAAGAAAATTCAGAAGATGGTTGGTAAGATGGGACCTTCAGATGGAACCTCTACTCCAGCTCAAACTCCTAAGCCAGCTAAGAAAGCTCCAAAGACAGTTAAGTTAGTTACCATTCAAACATATCACTTTACTGGTTATAAGTATGAAACAGATTGGTTTGATAATTTAAGATCTGCTTCTTATGACGCAGCACAAGCAATGGTTGATAAATTAAAAGCTGATTATAATGGTTCATCTATAAGAAATGAAATTAGTTTTAAATTGCGTGATGACCATGATGGTGAAGAAGGTTTTTATGAGATAACTGCAACTATTCCTGATTATAAGGTAGATGAATTGAAGCATGCTTGGACTCGTGCTGATGAATATGCAGAAGTAAAAGTACTTGGTGCAAAGGATGCAGAACATAAAGCTGAAAAGCCTAAGAAGCCTGCAGAAATATGGTTTGAAAAATATAAAAACCGTTCTGTCCAATTTAAGATTTTAGGCCTACAGTGTTATGCACAGAAATTCGTCCATGGTGAACCTACAGATTTCGTAATTATAAATAAATCTGGAGTAAAGAATTCTAAGGTATCGAACATTTATAAAGGCTCAGATGAAAATGCAAGAGATGCATTGCATCAAGCTGTAAAGAAAGATAAATTTACAAATCATGTTCGTGTAGATGCTCGTAAAGAAGAAACTCCTTGGGAATATATTACTTGGTTAACACCTTTTGGAAAAGCAGAATTAGTTAAGACTGCTAAGTTACATCCAGAAGCAGTGCGTATTCAAACAAGTGATGGACCAATTACAGATATTCCTACAAAGTATGTGTATGCATTTATTGAACAATACATTCATGAATAAAGAGGTTTAATATGGTTAGATGTCCTGAATGTGACGCAAGAGATTATGCAAGATATGGTTTTACTTTAATTGATGGAGAGTATTATTATACAAAGATAGAAGAAGTTAGAAAATGTTGTCCTATAAAAGTAAAACTTATATCACATAATTCAGGACAAATCCAAGTTGATTATAATGGAACTACTTATACCAAATCATATAAAGATTTTATGACAAGTTCCTGGCGTGATTTTGATTCTTATTAATATGAAATTTGCAAATGATAAAAGAAGAGCTGCACAAATAGTTCAGCCTAAAGATTTAAATTTACAGATGATGTTCGCAGAATGCAATCATCTGTATTTTAATGATGAATTAAAAGAAATTCCTATTGAATTTGAACATAATGATGTAAATTATGGTGAATTCTATTATGATATAACTCCAAAAGGAATTGATAATTGTCATATAAAGATTGCTGATAATCATGAAAGAACTAAAAAAGAATATGTATCTACTTTAGTTCATGAAATGATACATTATAAAATTATGTCTGAGATACCTCAATCAGATATTAAACAAGCATTATGGTATAAAGATGATGGTGATATGGAAACCTATAATAAATTAATGTTTCAAGGTGAATATGTCCATTCTGATAAATTTAAAAACATTGCTTCTTTAATAAATAAAATATATGATTTAAATATACATTTGAGGTAGCAAATGAATTATGAAGAAATAGTTGACCAAATCGTCGATGAAATTGAAAAAGTCAAGCATGTTAAGAACTATTATGAAGTAGATCCTGATGGAGATTACGTCAAAGTACAGTTTGAAATTGTCATGCAAGATGATACTGTTTGGGAAGTTGAATTCCGCAGAGGCCAAGGATTCTGGTGGAGAGGAAACGTTTATCCATGGCGTATTATTCAGAACAATAAAGGTGGATTTACTCAGATAGCATTTAGCATACCAATGCTAAAATCTTACATGAAGAAAGTTAAAGCAATTCAAGACGATGAAGTCAATGAAGATTTCTCTATGGGAGTAGGAGCTCCATGTGGTTTAGATCAAGGAATTCCTCATAGTGGAGATTGTAAAGGTGTTGCTATGGTAAAGTGGGGTCAATCTGCTCCAACAGGTGTTAAAGCAGCACATTATCCACAGTATTGGTTAAATCAATTACCAAAGAAGAAAAAGAAGAAGAAAAAGAAAAAAGTTTTCAAAGAATCTTGTTATGATTATTTGACTGAAGAAAATCAGTTCTTGGATGAAAGTCTAAATGAAGCTGATATTCTATCAAGAGCAAAGGAAGTATTGACAAGATTTAAAGACAGTATTACTACTGCTATTCGTAGACAAGACTCTACAGAAGCAGAAGCTACCCAAGGTGATATTGAACAATTTAAGAAAGAAGTAAAGAATTCTGATAAGTTTACAACAAGTAAAACTACAATCTTAGGTGCAATTGCTATTTTATTGATGGCATCAAATATGGCTGTTGCTGGTGATTTCCATCAAGCAGATAGATACATGCATAGATTAAATCATACATATACTTCTCAAGAAGTTATACCTTCAAGAACAGTATATCATGATGGACCAGATAGAAGAGATGTTCGTTTCCAAGATGATGATCCAACAAATGATTATGTGGATCCAAGAGATTATCGTCCACCACATGATAGACGTATTGCTCCACCTCCACGTCATCACCATCATCATAATCATGGAAAGACAACTACAATTTCTATAGGAAAAGGTGGTTTAAAGATACATACAGACTATGATAGATAATATATGGAAGAAGATTTCGAATTAACTAATTATGTAGTAAATGGATATTGGTATACTTTTCATTATAATTCAAAACATGAAAAGGAAGGATACGATAGAGATTGTTTCATCTATTGTATCGGTCCTTTTGAAAAGAATATCAATTGCTTTATTGGTTTAAATTTACACCATTTAACATTATCCAATAGAATTAGATTATTTGAAAAAATGTTATCTGATCAGCAGTTTATACGAGACGAAAAAAGGTATTTTTATAATAAAGAAACTTTAATGGCATATCTGCATGAACAAGATCCAAAAATTGCAGGCATTAGAGTTTATGATAGAAGAAACGCAAGACAAATATATCGAGTAAAAAATGAGGCTGTTGCCAAATATCTTTTTGAAGATGGACAATTATATATGTCAAATCCTTCACAAAAAGCAATCGAATATGCTTTGCATTCTCGTAAATCACTTAAATAAAAAGGAGTCTTTTTGAATTATCAGGCAATCTATGATAAACTGATTAGAAGAGGACAAACAAGAGTATTATACGGAACTTATATAGAAAATCATCATATTATACCACGTTCAGAAGGTGGAAGTAATAAGAAAACAAACAAAGTAGAATTAACTCCTAAAGAACACCATTTGTGTCATCTTCTTTTAATTAAAATGAGAATGTGTCTAAAGTATTGCTATAGACACCTATCTTTGAGAGAGTATATTGAAATTAAGGAGACTGAAAAACATAAAATAAGAAATGCCTTTAAGAAGAAAGAAAAGGAATGGATATTTGAAGAAGAATATGCTAATTCGTATAAATATCTCAAGGAGACAGAAGCATGAATTTACTAGAAGCTAAAAAAGAATTAATTGAACATGGTTATGTAATTCACCAATTGAATGAAGGTTGTTATGGTTCTTCATCAAGTATGTGTGGTGCACCAGATATAGATTACGATAGACCAGCAAATTCAACAGATAAAAAGATTAAAGAATACATTAAGAATTTCTGTGCTGAAACTTTAAATATGACTAATATAAAAGCTACTGGAAAAGCAACAGTAGATTGGCGTGTTATAGTTAAAGGTAATATTGATAAAAATAAAATTGAAATTACTTTTAGTACAAGTAATCTATATGAAAAACTATCAGGAGCTCCATATATTCAATGGTTGGAAATAAATGGTGAAAGTTTTAGAGGCCCAGTAGATATGACAAATGTAGCTCTTGCCAATAAGATTTATAAAATATGTAATGAAGACTAAAAAGTCATAAAATAAGCTATTTTAGAGCGCTCCAGAAGCGCTCTTTTTTATTAGCCGAACAACTAAATAGCCCTGGAAAAGAATGCCCTGGATGCGCTCCATGGCATCATTTTATGTAAATTTTAGTTTACGTAAACAAAATGTTTACATTCCAAGGCCTTTTGTAAACATTATTTTACGAAAAACAGGGTTTCCAAAGAATCCAAATATACTTATATTTTACTTGTTAAAATAAAAGAGGTTAAAGATGAACGAAATAATGCCTAAAGGATTTGAAAACTGGACTGCTTATTATCAGCATAAGGCTAAGGTTGCTAAAATTAAGCAGTTTGGCGAATACTTCCTTGGCGTAGTTCTTATCCTCGGCGTAATCGCTGCTGATAGCATCACATCTTTAATGTTCTAAGGAGTTTACAATGACTGGTGATAAAGCACTTCATATTTCTAACTGCATCGCTGCTTATAACAAGGCTTATGGCCATCCTCGCAAGGGTCACCGTACTTTCTGCAAGATTGAGGAATTTGTTGAATATCCGGAAACTCAGAAGAATGGTGCAATGTTTGCACTCAAGTTTAAGACTAACTTGAATGACTGCACTCTCGAATACAAAGATTTTGATCAGCTTAAGGCTTGGTTTAACTTCCATCTTTAATAGGAGACTTTATTATGCAAATGTATCAGTTCAAAGAAATGCTCAAGTATTATCCCACTGAACCTCAGGTTCCTGGCATTATTGTCTGTGCAAATGATGAAAAGGTTGAGAAGGAAGTGACTGAAATTCTTTCCACTACGAAATATCCATTTGTGACTATTCTTGAAAATGACGATGATGAAGTCCGTACTCAGAAGATTGTTGATGGTTTTGTGCAGAAGATTGGTGTTGGTGATTTTGATTGGTTAACTTGTCACTGCATCCAGCTTCGTCTAAGAGGTGACGAGTAATGTTTGAAAATTTTAAGAAGCGTTTTCAACGCGTAAGTTGGCTTACCATTGTTGATGACTTTATCGATATGATTAAGGAATTCAGCATGGATGAATCCATTAGTAAAGACAAATTAAAGAGAGATTATTCTTTCAGTAAGGAAGACAAATATTGGCAGATACGTATGTATTTCGCCTATAAGCATGGTGAATTAACTTATCCGTATTGCATCAAGTTTGGAACGTCTGGCCATTTTGCGCTTGAGGAAGAGGACAAAAAGAAATACCTTTGTTTCAAGTTAGATAATGTGGAAACAATTACGGAAGATGGTACATATTCTGTCGCTGCATGGGAAAGTACTAAGGAAAAGTTCCGTAAGATGGCTCAACGAATTCATGAGGAAGAAGAAACAAACAAGAAATACAAAAAGAAATTTGAACTTTTAACTTTGGCTGTAAAGGGGGATTGATGACTGAATGCCCTTCTGGAAAAATTTGTTATAAGACAAAGATAGATGCAGAGTTTGCATTATATCGCTGTCAAAGAATTAATCAGTTAAATGGAAATAATAATCGACATGAGAAGAATGTTTATTTTTGTCAGCTCTGTCAGAATTTTCATTTAACACATCAAGATAAACATCCAACTTGGAAACAATACAAAAAAGGAATAAGACATGGTTAAGGTAATTTATACTCTCGCTGTCAATGGAAAGGGTCGCTCTGCTTGTGTAGGTGGTGACGAAACTCGATATGAATATAAGGACGTTCCTGATGAAGCAACGTTCCAGCAAATCAAGAAAGAAATTATTGAGGAACTGAAGGATAAGAATACGCCGCTTATTAAGGCCTCATTCTATACGGAAACTAATGTTCCATTTGAAATCAGCTATGATGATATTAATCCAAATGATGAATATAATCAGCTTGATGAAGTAAATTCTATGACGCTTGCGAAGATTGAAGCCGATAAGGAGTCTTTCCCGCGTGATCAATGGGAATTGTTTAATATGAATATGGAAGACGAAGACATTCCGGATAGCGCTGAGGAATTTGGAAAGTTGTATGAACAGCGCATGAAGGAAGGAAAAACGTTGCTTAAGTAAACTATAATTTACATATTTTATAGTTCTGTAAACTTTATTTTACATTAAAAGGGGTTTCCAAGAAACCTCTTTTTTAGTATATTTTACTTGTTAAAATAAAAGAGGTTAAGATGCTTGAAATTGGAAAAAGATACTGGTTGCATGGCAAGTTTAACATGGGTGCTCGTTTTACCGGTACTATTGAAGCCATGGATGAACATTTCGTAAAATTCGTTAATTGTAAAGATTTGCGAATTAGTGGAACGACCATTGTCGTAGGAATTAATCACATTGAAGCAATTTGGCCTGCTGAATAATTAAGAGGTAAATTATGGAAAAGGTATATGTTTTGACTTATAACACTATGGACAAGCCCGAACGCCGTATGATTTGGGGCGTGTATCATGACAAGGCTAAGGCCGAGGAAAATCGTCAGAAGATTATCAAGAAGTTTGGTTCTTTCTTGGCTGACACTGAAATTGACGGAAGAGAAGTTGAATAATGTATAACGAATGGGATGCTCAAATGAAAATCGTGGATATGCTCCAGTATTTGTCTAAGGAGCATTCCAAACAGTTGTATATTATCGACCGTTATGAAGCGTCTGAAGAAAAGCTGATTTTGAATGGTGATTTTCATCATGACTATCACGTGATTTTCGACCCTATTAAAAAGTTCGAAAAAATCCGCAAAGCCTATTATTTAGAAATTGCTGATAATACTTATTGGAATTTGTATACTTATAAGGATATTACTTGCAGTGTTTGGAGAGCAAGTGGACAGAATTGGCATCCATGGCAAATTTCTTTGACAATGATGGTTCCCAATTTCATTTATCAGTATGTAGATGAAAAGAAACTTCCTGTTCAGCTTGCATGTGGTGGTTATCGTGAAAGATATGATTTTGATTTTTCTAAGAAAGTAGATTTTGAAGATTGGAAGTTGGCAGTTGATTTAATTCGAGATACGCAGGAAAAGAATGAAGCAATGATTAAGGCTTCTGTTCGAAATGCAAAATATGCCGCCATCCATTCTATTGGAAAGGATGAAGATTAATGACAGAATTGCTTATGAAGTCAGTATCTGAACAGTTTAATAAGGTTGTGCAAGATATTGAGGATAGAAAGAATATGACTGATGCATTGAAACAAGCGATGATTGAATGTTTGAAGATTTATGTGCGAACTGAGTTGGCACGTTCTACTGCACATCCAAGTGAAAATAAGATCTGTGCTAATTGGTCAAATGGTGCATTTATGGGTATTCAAAAGAAATATACTATTAACATGATGGATGCACTTAAAGATGATGATTATCTTGAAAAGTATACGCTTGAAGATTTATGGCGCAATAGTTTTTTCAATCATAATTGTGATGGCACATCTTTCATTTATCATTATTGTAATGAACCTTGGGCTCATCAAGCACAGCATCCATTTATCAAGTATACGTCTGCGATTGAAACTGTTAAAGATGCAGTGACAAGAAAGTATACAAACAAAGTTGTGCATACATTGACACTGACTTTGCAGAAATTGCGTATTCTTTATTTCTATGAAGGTAATGAAAAATATGCATATCAAATAGCATTTCCTACAACAAAGGAATATATCGCAGAATATCCAGTTAAGTTTACTGATAACTGTTTGAATGTAGATGGATTTAAGAAGGCATACGAAGAAATTGAAAAGCAAATTCAAAAGAATAATGAATTACAACAGAAGTTTGCTCGCTTAAGAAAGCTCTACGAAATTAAACACATTTGTAAGGAATAATATGTTTTCTCACGTTAAAGAAGATACATTAAATGAAGAAAAGTTTTTGAACATTTGTCATGAATGTGGTTATGAGCCAGATCTTTTTGATAAATGTGACACTACTAAAAGTTTAAGCAAAAAGTATGTAGTTTCTTTAAATACACCGACATATACTACTGCATCTGAAGCAAATATTGTAATTGTCTTCACTATTGATTATAATAAAAAGCATTTAAGAAATGCTTTATTCGAATGTGTTCTCTATAACAAAATAAAAATTGTTAATTACGATGGTCAATGTTATTTGTCAACTGCAATAAATGGAATTACTGTTACTGACCCTGCAATTTTGAAAGATGAATTGTTAAGCATTACAAAGGAAGTTAAGCTTTTTAATATAACTGAAAAGCTCCGTCGTATTAGAAACATTTGTAAGGATCCAGTATGAGTGAAGAAAAATTTATTGAGATCTGTAAGAAACATGGTTTGGAACAACTGACTGAAGAGGAAGTTGGTAAACAGATTATTGGTGGAAAACATTTTATTTGTTTTTCTTTACCTGAAGATCATCATAGAGTTATTACGCAATTAAACACTAATTGTAATCAGATTAAATTAAAGAATGCTATTGAAATTTATACAAATGGAGCAATTGATACTGGTTGCTCTTCAACGTATTTTGATTCTGAAGATGAATCTGAATTTGAAAAGAATTTAGAATTGTATTTAAGATTGGTAAAATTTATTAAGAAAGATATTAAGAAATTTCAAATAGAGAGTATTTGTAAAGATGATTAATGTTATGCTTGCACCATTATATTTTCTTGCTATATGCGGTGTACTGTGTATGGTTTGGAAGTATTATAAAGATGATAAAAATCATATTACAGAAAAGGAATGGCATTGGTTTTATTTGCACATGCATGGACTGTATCAAAAGTATAATATGGTTAAATATGGTCCATTCTATAGTAGATGGTCTTATAAGGAAGTAGAAATTGGTGAGATGGCTATTTATCTTAAGAAAAACCCTTACTCTTTTAAAGATCATTTTCTTAAGCATAAATCCAATATTTACTATTCAGTTTTTTATATGCCGTATAATGAATACATATCTGGTCCATATCCTGATGAAACATTATTTGAAGTGTACACTGATATTCTTAAGCTTGAAAAAGAATTTCCAAGACTTATTAGAGATAGAAAGAAAATTTATAAGAAATTATTGATTGAAAGTATTTGTAAAGAAAAGGATATATGTTAGTTCCGATTATTGGTATAGGTGTAGCTTTTATTTTGATGACCGCATTAACGTTATGCGTTCTTTGGATGATATACCAAGTAATTCATTATAATCTTATTAAGGATGAGCTACCATATTTTGACCAACAAACAAGGAAATTTCTTTTTGATACAATTAAAAAGAAAGTAGAAACTAAATATGGATATGAAATGAACTTTGCAATATATAAAGATGCGTTTTATATTGAAGATAAATTATATTATACTTTTGATAGATTGACTTATACAAGTTTTTTTGATTTCTTAAAGAAAAGAAAAATGCCAGATTTGAGATTTAGTTTATCGTATGTATTTGAAGCAAGAGCATTTCAATATTTGAATCCTGTTGCTAAGTATGATGATTTTTATCAAATGTTTAATGATATACCAAATCAAATGAAGCTTGCAGTTAGAAAAGAAAAATTAATGAAAATTCAAAGTATTTGTAAAGAGGAAGACTAATGGAACCTTTAGCAATTATATTTGGTATTATGGCAATTTTTTATGTAAGTTATCTTTTAGGACGCTTACGTTTAATGTCAATGCCAATTACTGTTAGTGATGAAGAAGGTACAAAGATTGTTGCAATGATTGATAGGTCTATTCGTAGATGTGGTTTAGAAGTAAGTTGTAAAGGCAAAGATTATTTTACAATTTCTAGATTAAATCATGGTTATGGACTAAATGATACTCGTTTCTTTTGTATGTTATACAAGAACAATTTTAAAACATATAAAGAATGGTTAAAATATCATAAATCTAAAGATAAGTATTTCTTTATTGTTAAGGTTGATGAATATCCACTATGGAAGCAAAAAGAATTTGCACGTATTCGAACATTAGAAGAATTTATTAAACAAGTTCCTACATTTGAAACTAAACTTAATAAGTTAAAGAAACTTGAAGCTATTAAGAATATATGTAAGGAAGATGTATGAAAGCCTCAGATTTTAAAAATATAGCTAAACAATATGGATTTGAATTAAATCCTTTATTAGAATCAATGGGAGATTATCGTATACACATTGATAACATTTATACAAATGAAATGTGTTTAGCGATATGTTGTTCTTATGGTGTAGAATTACATAACCCAATATTTTATAGAGCTATCAATCTTATAGAGACAGAACAAAATTCAAAAGTAGTTAAGACACAAAAAGAATTTATTGATTGGCTTGATGAAGTCACAGAAAGAATACACATTTATAAACGTATTATAAAATTAAATCAAATTAAGAGTATTGCAGATGGCGAAACAATTGACTAAAGAAGAATTCATAGAAGTAGCTAAAGAATTTGGTTATGATACAGATGGTGAATATTCAAATTATGTAGCTATCTATTTGAATAATGAAAGAGCTGCAGATAATTTGATTGCATGGCTTGATGCTGAAACTAAAAGAGGTGGATGCTATGATATTCGTTTAGATTGTATGGGCGCCATTTGTACAAGAGGTAATGGAAGAACATTGGCTTCAAAAGAAGCACTTAAAAATCATTTGAAAAGAGTTGAAAAAGACACATTATTTTGGAAGAAACAATATAAATTAAGATTAATTAAATCAATAGGACAAGATGAATAATGTTTATAATAGCTGTTTTACCTATTGCTGTATTTGTTTTTATTTGGGCTATAAGACTTGAATGTGATTATAGAATTAAAGAAGAAACAAGTTTTAATGAACATGATTTATATCTAATTAAATTAAAGCTAGAAGAATTATGTCCTTTAGCACATGTTGATGATATGATCAGTTCTAATTTTTTTGAGACTGCTCTAACTTTTGATAGTGTTCCATATATCTACATAAGAGAGGATGATGATTTTAAAATACTTATTTATAAAAAATATTGTAAAACATATAAAGAATTTTATCATTGGTATAAGAAACATAAACTGTGGAGATATGATGTTTTCTATAAGAATTTGAAATTAAGACAATATCATAACTTTAAAAGTATGGTCGACCATTTGGAAGATTTATATAAGAAGAGAACAAGATATTATAAGAAAGCACAAATAAAGAATATTGCTTTACAGGAGCATATACATGACTCAAGTGGAATTTAAACAAATAGCAGAAAAGTTTGGTTTTACTACTTTTTCTATAGCTCCATGGGATGAGACTATTGGAATTTATGTTGACAATGATAATGCACGTCATAAGTTAATTGCTTCATGTCAAACGAATGGTGAATGTAAGGTATATCATCCTAAAATGGCTCAAAAAAGAAATGCTGAAGGAGTTATGAAGTATTTTATTTTGATGGACGATAGATATAATTATTACAAAAAACCTAAGAAGCTTGTAAATCGTTTACAATCAATAGTTGATTATATTCGTAAATTGAAAGCTGAAATTAAAAGAAGACAAATTCAAAACATTTGTAAGGAGAAGTTCTAATGGCAAATAAAGAATATGTGAGCAAATATGCTCCAAAGTGGTTAGCATTCCCTCGTGAGGATACGACTTATAGAGAGTTTGCTACAGAAAAGGAAGCACAAGCATTTAAGGAGAAATGTAAAAAGAATTTCTTAGCAATGTCTCAACAGATTGGTAATATCTACAGAGTATCTTATTGGAGAAAATTTGAAACTCCACAAGAATATGATGAGGATAAAGAATATATTGAGAAGAATAAGCCTAAAGCAATTATACAGAAATCAGCCTTAGAAACAATGAGTATGGAAGAGGCTAATGAGAAGTTGCAAAAGAAAATTACAACAGAAAGGAAGAGAGCTCCTAAGAAAAAGAAATAAAGATGGTTAATACCATCTTTTTTATTTTGTGTTATAAATAGTATATGGCTAATATAACACAAGAAATTACTAAGAAAGGACCATTTCCAAAACCTCCTCCACCTCCAGGTGGAATGTTTCCAATGCATCCTCCAATGGATGGTATGCTTCCAGGAAATGAAATAAGAGGACCATTCCCTCCAGCAGATGGACCATGGCCAGGAACAGGACCAAAACCTGATATAATTCCACCTCATCCACCTGCACCTCCACATCCTCCATTTAAACCTCCTGTTAGGGATGAGTTTATGGATGCGATGAACATTCAGAATGTAGCTCAAATGAGAAACTACATTAAGATGATGTTAGGTGCTCCAGTAATTTGTATTGAAATTTCAGATCAGCAATTGAATTTCATTATTGCTGATACAGTTAAATACATGTGGAAGTATTATTTCAGAGAAGGTAATTATAGAGATTATCTTGTTATGGACTTAGTACCAGGAAAATCACACTATAAAATCTGTGATGAATTAGAGTCTATTGTAGATTTCCAAGTTTCAGATTGGATGGGAACAATCAATGATTTGTTTACTCTACCACACAATGCTTTGTATAACACAGTAATGAGTATGGGTAGTTCCTTTACAGGTTCTTGTTATAGTAATGCTGGTGGATTTGGTGATGTTCTAGGTCATTGGAATGCTGCACTTGTATGGTTGGAACAGGCTAAGATGGATTTCGGTGAATCATATACCGTAAGATATAATGAGAAAGAAAAGGAATTATCTGTATGGCCTCAACCTGACCATCCTGTAAGAGGATTGATGGAAGTATACAAGAGACAGAAGTCAAGTAAGTTATTTAATGATGTAATCTTTAGACGTATGGTAGTTGCAAGAGCAGGTATGATATGGACTAATGCATTGCGTAAGTATACTTTATCAATTGCAGGCGGTGGTTCTTTGAATGCTGATTCTTTGTATTCATCTTATAAAGAAGAATGGGATGATTGTAGAGAACAGATAAGATTGGAATCTCCATTAGGATTCTTTGAAATAGCATAATTTTGGTAAGAGATGAATTTATGAAGTGGCCGATAAGGCCACTTTTTGTTTATAAATAAAGTATGATAGGATATTTTAAAACAGTTGAAGCTACTAAACGAAATCAAACAATAACTACACAGAATAGTATTCATAATAGTAGTAAAGTAATTGATTTTGGTTTAGATAAAGTTTCTTATAATAGTGAAACAATAGAAGATGTAAAAGAAACATTAGCAGAAAAGATTGCTAATGGTGAATATGTAGAACCTTATAATTGGCAAAATAAAACAGAATATTGTAGTAGTCCAAATGATAATGGTTATTTAAAAATTGGTAGTACAGAAAAATCAGATCCAACACAAAGTAAATATTTTTGGGTTGAAGAATTAAAAAATTGGTGTACATATAGAGTATGGGCAGGATGTCCATTAACTATAGATGGTATTCAATGGACTGTAAGATTAACTGGTTCTGGTGGAGCTGCTTCTGGTCCAGGAAGTTATTATAATTATACTTTTAAGTATACATTTACTGCAAATGATGGTAAATTTGGTGATATAGCAGAATATCATGAATATAATGATGAAAAGAAATTTATTAATGATTATAAACAATCAGTTTATGATTATATTACATCTAATACATCTAAATGGACAAGTGGAAATTTTATAGCAGCAACAGCTATGAAAAATTTTTCATCATCTGCATGTTTATATAGTGTTGAAGAAACAACGTCTGCTCCTGGTTATAGATCATCTGTTGTTTGGGAAAATAATCATTTCGTTCCACATAATGAATTATCATATCTTAAAGATATAGGTGAAACTGCATTACAATTATGTGTATGGAATGGTGTTGATGCATTTGTACCATTAAATTCATATCAAATGGATGGAGCATATAAAGAAGTTGCTATTATGCAAAATTATATTACTGCTACAGTAATGAGTATTAATGGTAATATAACAAAACATAGAGGTGTTTATAATTATAATTCTGCACAAGATTTAACAGGATATGGAAATCCACAATGGTATTTTTCTTATGATCCAAATGTGACAGTATATTCAAAAGCACAAAAAGCAACATTAAAAGGAGAATCTTGGTATCAATCACCAGTTTCAATTTTACATGCTATTATATTAGAATCAAATAAAAATTATTCTATCTATGATAAAACAAGTTTTCAATGTAGAAGACTTGGTAAACCTTTGTATGCATATTATCCAGCAAATTGGGAAGATTTAGATCGATCATCTTTTGAAGTTGCAAAAGATAGAGCAGCAGTTAGACAAGGTATGTCTACTGGAAATCCTGGTATATTTAGAACAGCAACAGGTGAATTAGCATTAGCAACTATGTTAGTTTATGGTGGAGTAATGCAATTATTTGGTGATCATGGTAATGGTTTTGATACAGCACCTGTAAATTTCTTAAATGATATATGTAAGGAATTCTTTGGCGATGGATTGAATAAAACATGTGCACAACATTGGTTGAAGTTCGGTGATAATATAAATACAAATGATGAATTACCATCTGGTGATATTCAAACATTATATGAAACATCATTAGATAAAACATTAAATCCTCAGATAAATAAATCAACATCAGATAAACTAAGTATGACATTATCTACAGAAGATGTGGCTGTAGAAATTACAGAAGAAAAGAAACCTGATTATGCAGTAAAGTGGTAATATGAGTTCATTTATTTTTAACGAATTTAAAAAGAGATTCTTAAACGGTGAAGTAGAAAACAATGGCACGAAGTGGTTCTTCCAGCCAGTTAAGAAAGATTTTATTGAAAATCTATCTGGAGAGAATATCAAGCCTGAACAGTTTAAGACTAAACAATCTATTGAAACATATTTAAATGGTGATTATAGTAAAAATATTGCTGAACTTTATAAAATTGAATATGCATATTCAAAGTTAGTAGAAGTAAAGTATTCAAATAAACCTGCATATATTACTCAAGATAATTTTTCTGATTTTATAAAAAATAATTCAAACGAACGTGATTTAGCTGGTATCTTTTTTAATAATGGTATCTTTTCAAATTATGGTGGTTTCTATTATATTAAAACAAAAGAAGAATTAAAATGGTGCGCTAATAGAGTAAATGGTGATAATGATGATGGTGAAAGAGGTGACAATTTTAATAATCATATTGCCATTGTATTAGGTGATGATATTGGCGAAGAAAATGCAAAAACAAAAATTGATTTTGTAATTGGTCGTTATCCAGATAGACCATTTGAAGGTTTATTATTTGGTAATGGTTATGTATTTCAAAATTTAATTTTCAATGTATCACAAGATGTAGGTGGTATAGTTGGTTATTTAGGCCATTTTGGAAGAATATATGGTGTTAATATCTTTGGCGATATGGAAGTAGAATGTACAAAGAAGATTAATTTAACACATATTAAGAATCAAGGTACCGATGTATATTTTGGTGCTATTTGTGCATGTAATAAAGGTTTAATTGAAGAATGTCGTTATTCTTCAACATCTAAAAAAACACAAAATTATATACCTAAAGTATTATTTAAAGGATTTGTACCACAAGTTTATATGGTACAAAATAAAACTGAAAATCAAAATGAACCAGTTGTAAGTTCTAAAGATAATGAATTTTATCCTAACTATTTCTGTATTAACTCACCAGGTAATATAATTCCTTATGTTGGTTATTTCAATGAAGGTGTTATAGCAGTCACATCTGGTAGTGAAACAACAAAAAACTTTTGGTTAGATGAAGTAAATGATAAAAATACTGATTGGAATGGAACTATATTAGTTGGTGATAGAGGTGATAAACCACCTGTTGCTGGTATTCCTGCAAGTGCTTATGGTTATGGTAATGAATTCATAATGGATTACAATAATACATTAGAAACAGCAAAATCATTAGGTTATGCAAGTGTATTTGATGATCATTTTGGATATAACTGTTTAGATAAAGATAATACAAGTTTAAGAAATACACATCAAATATGTCATACAAGAACATGTAATTGGGTAAATCAACCTGTTAAATTACATCAATTTGCTCGTTCTGCATATTATATTTCACCATTCTGTGGATGGAATAAAGGTACAATTCAAAATTGTGAATCAAAAGCTAAAGCAGTATTTGAAGGAACTTTCGTAGGTTTCTGTGGTGGTTTAGTAGGTAAATCAGCAGGTGGTAAAATTGTAGGATGTAATTCTTATATTTCACCAAACGATGATGATAAATGTTCTCGTACAATTTTTATGTCTTCTGCAACTTCAAATATAGCAGAAAATTCACCTTTAATTGATTTAAGAACTGATTTATGGAATTGGCAAAACATATATCATCAAGATATAGATGATATAGTTCATAGACAATTTTCAGAAGATCAAGTATCATCTTCTGCAGCAGTTTTATCTGGTAATAGTATTGCATCTGCAGCAGACGTTTTAAGATGGGATGAAGATGTAAGTAGAGTAAATCATTATCATGATAATGCTGGTATTTCACAATGTCCATGGCATAAATCAACACAAGGTATAATGTTGCAGTTTGATGGACTATCAGCAACAAGTTCATATTCAAAAACTGTTACTTATACATTTGATAGTTCTGTCTATAATAGTAATACATCTGAAACTTCACCAGGAGGTAATTCAGCATTAAACATTTATAATGCCGCAATGAAAACTGGTAACTATACATCAGGTGCAGGTTATACTTTAGTTGAAGGAAATGCAATAATTGGTGGTGTATCAAAAATACATACACGTTCACGTATACATAAAGATTATTATGATCAATTTACTTATGATAATAATACTAAAAAAGTATATGATGATAATGTACCAAGTGCAAAATCATGTTGGTTCCCATTAGTTAAAAAATCAGAACAAGATGCATCTGTATGGACTGATTTTAAATATGATCCAGATACAAATTGTTATGTAATTAAAAATGCACAATTTGATTTAGGTTGTGGTTATACTATATTGCCAAATAATTATTATTTGACAAGTGGTAATAATGATAGTAAAAAGTTTGATAATTTTATTGTTGACCAAGTATATCCAGATTTCTATGATGCATCTAACAATTATTTAGTTAGAACTCAAAAGGATTCTAAGTATAACCATCCAATCCAGACTACTGGAAAAAGTTATCTTAATAATACATGGAGTGCTACTTATAATGAAAATTATAATGTAAAGATTGATAGATTAAATGCATCTAAAGGTAATTTTACTTGCGGAATTGAATTCGATCAAAACGCAACATTTTCAGATACATTCTATGATAACTCAGTAGATTTTGTATCAGCTGGTACAATAGTAAAACCAACAATAACAATTGATGAAATTTATTTAACACCATTTACAAATGATGCTAAGAATGAAAATATAAAGAAATTCATTAACAATGAAACTGAATATATTGAAGGTTTCCCATTAGCAATTACAAAAATAAAAGGTGTACACATTAAAAATAGATATAGTCACATTACACCAAAGACTTCAAATGATACAAAGACTGTAATTACTATTACAGATTATGAATTGTATATTAAAGATTTTGGTGTATATGGTACTGTATATAGTCGTGTTAATTTAAATACACAATTTCCATCTATATCACAAAGTAAAATAAGTCGTGATATTATATTCTATGATTGGGCTTATAATTATCAAAGACAAGGTCGTGAACCTGTATTTATTGGAAACTGTGCATTGCCTTATAATGATATATTTGATTTAAATGATGATACTTATATAGATCCATTTTCATCAGTAAAGAAACCTCAGTACTTATTGAATGTAAGAGTTGGTGCTATAGGTGAATCATTTAGAACAGAATTACAATCAATCTATAACGTAGGTGGTTTGATTGGTTCTATGGCATTTGCTCCACAAGTTACAGAAATTTATAATACTTCTGCATTCTTGGATAATCATATTTCAGAAGGTGTAATTGTAAGTGCTAATCCAGATAAGACTGCAACACAATATATTTTCAATAATGCAAAATCAAAGAATTATTCATTTATGAATAGATTTGGTGGACTTGCAGCAATTTGTGAATTTAATACTTCTAATATTGGTGATGATGCACCTCGTCCATTAGTATGTAATAATGTTAATTTGCATTATGAAGAAGATAGTGGTGTTCAAAAACCATGGGATAAAGTTGATACTTCAGAAAATTCTGCATATTATGCTAAGAGAGATTTCTATGGTCCAATACAGTTAAATGGAGGTGCATCAGAATGTCCATTTGGTGTTGGTTCTCCAATTGTTGCAGAAATTAAGCCAACATATAATATGTTCCCTGGTATTAATTCATATATTAATACATGGTCTGGTACTAATAATAAAAGTGATAATGCATCAGAAGCTTGGGGATATTGTTATTATGGTAATTTCTCAAATGATTTAGGTTTAATGTATAATGATTTTAATTTGGGTATCAATACATTAGATTTGAATGTTGATACACCAATTAAAAATATGAATATTGATAATAATGAAGGTAATGCTGATTCTACTGGATATAAGTATGGTTGGTTACCTGGAATGAGAAAACCAAATGGTGATGATTTAGGTGGTTTACCATTCTTAGCTCAATCATTATTTAGAGGTATAAACATTAAACAAAATTATTATGGATATTTCCAAAATAATCAATTTGTACAAGGTCCAGGTTATAGAAGATTTGCAAATGCATTATCAACTGTACATTATCCTGCTGCTATATGTAGAGATTTAAGTTTGAATATGTCTCATATTCATGTGCATAGAGGTACAGGAAAAAATAATTATGATTATTATTCAGATCAATATCAAACATCAAAGCATGAATCAACATATTCATATTTTGGTTCTGATTTAAAGATTTATACTGATGAATCAGGTAAAAAAGTAGATAATGATTTGTATATATCATATCAGGATGATTGGTCTGTATGTTCAACAAATGGACCAGATTTGACTAATGCAAAATTACCAAATTATCCATTAACATTATTTAAGAGAAATAATGAAGTTGATCAATATTTTACATATACATATTCAGCAATATCTGATATAAATGATAATGGTGAACCAGCTAAATTAGGTGAATATTCATATAATGTAAAATTTGCAATGGCTGATAATGGTAAAATTGGTTATTGGTTGGAAGATCCAATTGCAGGAATTTCAGGTGATAACTTTGTTTATAATCATAACATTATGCACTTAGGTTTGACTAAGTCCCCTGAACAAATAAGAAAAGAAATTATGGAAAAGGGTATATGTTATACATCTGCTATTTCTGGTGAAGATTTTGCTGGTCTTTATGTATATGATAAAGATGGTAATAACGTAATGTATATAGATACAAGTGTAGGTGATTGTGATGGTCTATCTACTTGGTCTATGCAATTAGATTCAGGTAAAGTAGACAATAAACAAATGGGTTGTGTCTTGGAGATTAAGTAATGTCAGATAAACAAGTGAAATATGTTTTTAAAAAATTCAAGTTTATGCTTGGCGCTAGAGCGATAGATTGGAATAGACCATTCACAGTCTATCTTTCTCCATTATTATCTGAAACTGATAGAAATAATATTGATAATTTTAATAATAAAGAAAATTGGATAAATAAATACAACTTATTCAAGATTGGTGAAATGTTAAATCCATCATTTGAAAGTATAAACAGTAGAACTGGTATGGAGTCTGATTCTTGTTATGAAGAAATGGAATATATGCCAGCTTCAGCTGTAATCTTTTCTAAAGAATGTCCAGCTACATGTTGGGTAAAAAGAGATTATGAATATTCTCAATATGGTATAACTCCAAATGTAGTAAAAGATACAATCAAAGCTGGTACAAATACAGAATACTTTAATTCTGAATATTGGAATTTGAATTATGGTTTTGCACCAGAATTTGTGCAAGAAGAATATGATAGTTATAATTTAAAGACAACTCCATTAACAGAAGATGTAATTAAAGTTTTAGGTGGTGATAACGCTATTTCAGCATCAAGCACAGTAAATGATAAAACTACTAAGCATCACATGTGTGGATATGGTATTATGATAACTACTGTTCATAAAGATGCACCAGCAAAAAACTGGAAACCTGAACAAGAAATTCCAGTAGCTTATATAGAATTTGATAGATTCCATGATGCAAAGAATGGAACAATGAATATTCTATGGAATAACAATGGATTTTTGAGGTTAGAATAATGGCAGATACAAAAATATCATCATATCCTTGGTTATGTTCAACATTGTCAGGTTATCATGACGATTGTTATTCTGATGCGCAAGGTTTAGTATCTGACCAAGATGCCGCTGAACAAGATATTGCTACAGAAGATGCGTATGGTAAATATGGTTTAAAACTTGTTTACTACGCAGTTTCTAAAGATTTAGAAAGAGACCAATTATTTGCTGAAGACCAACTAAGATGGATTTTAAGAAGTTGGTATTTCATAGGATATACAAATTCAATTCCTCCTAATGTAAGATCATATCAATTACAAGGTATTTGGGGTGAAGATATGATGACCTTATATGTAGGTAAAGGAAGTTTTAAGTATTATTCAAGATATGGTGGCCCTGATAAAAATACACCAGATGTTTATGATACATGGGAACCTAAAATTGATGATATTATCTACTTACCTTATAATGGAATTTTCTACCAAATTAGAGATGTAAAATATTGGGATGAAGCTTTTGGTTTAAAGTCACATACTTATACATTGACTCTTAAGGTTTATAAGGATGATAAATATACTATTGCAGACAATCCTACAATTCCTAAGGATGATCCAATTTGGGATATTGCACCAAGTGCAGCGCCAGCACAATATCAATACAATGATATTTTGAAATTGAATGATATTGTTGAAGAACATCCAAATGCAAATGTATATGACGTTGAATATAAACCTAAGGAGAAAATCGAGGAAAAAACAACTATAGACCCTTTTACAGGATGGTAAAAAATGAGTATATTTAGTGGTAATTATTTACAAGGCTGTTTTAAGCCAGATCATCCTGAAAAATGTCTAAATTATAATGGGAGAATGCCTAGAGCAAAACCTATTACATTTAGAAGTTCTTGGGAAAAGATTTTTTGCAACTTCTGTGATAGAACAAATTCGGTAATTGAATGGGGTTCTGAAGTATTGGAAGTTCCATATTATTCACAGATTGATGGAAAGAATCATGTATATGTGACTGATTTTTTATTTGTTTGTAAAGATAAAGATGGACAAGTAAAGAAGTATATTTTGGAAGTAAAGCCAGAAAGTCAGACACCTATATTGAATGAGGCGGGTCAGATTAAATATCCAGATCCACCTCAAAAGAAATCAAAGAAGGCAATAGAAAATTGGCAGGAGAGATGTAATACATTGAGAAGAAACTATGAGAAGTGGGAAGCCGCTAAACGTTGGTGTCGACAACATGGTTATCTTTTTAAGGTATTGACAGAAGAACAGTTTGGATTGAAATATAGGTGATTATAAATACTTAGTGAGGTTAATTTATGGAAGGTGATATATTTGATACATTGAAAAATGAGTTTAATATAGAAGAAGAAAAGGCAGAAGCCGTTTCTGAATCTCCTAAGTATATTCAAAAAGTAGAAGAAAAATTAAAAAATCAGAAGTATAATATTGATGATATAGAATACATGAAGACAGAGCTAATGTCTTTGATTGCTACAAATCAGACTGTATTAGCAGGCTTGGCAGATCAATTGAAGATAGGTTGTCCTCCACACATGTATGATGTATTTAGAAATTTAACAGAAACAATAAGTAATCAGATTATGAAGTTGTTCCAGCTTCATAAACAAATGACTGATTATCAAGTTGTTGAAACTAATGAAAACTTACGTAAAGAGGCATTAGAACAGAGAGAACGTATTGCACAGATGCGTCAGTCTAAGCCAGGAACAATGAATACTCAAATAAATGCATATACAATGGATTCTAGCCAAACATTAGATCTAATTCAGAACATGATAAATAAGGCAAAGGAAAATTCTCTTCAATTAAAGGATGAACAGCCAGAATTTGATTTAAGTTAATAGGTATATAAGTTGTTGTATTCAGTTTTTTATAAAATCGAAAATAGAGATGAGTATTTTGAACGTTTCTTTGAAAAGTACAAGAAACAGCTTTCTGTCTCATATATCGAAATTACTCGTGAAAAGATGGAAGATTTAATGGAAACTCTCGTCCAAATGATCATAAATAAAGATAAAGAGGGTTTACTAATTATGTTGACTCGTTCTAATACAAAAACAGCAAGAACATTTTTTAATTATCTTACTTGTTCCAATATTAGAAATTCAAATAAGGACGTTATACTTTCTAGATTAGACGAGGTTTTAGATTAAAGAGGAGTAATATGAAAAACTTAACCGATATTTTAGGTGAAATAACAAGTAAGACTATTACTTTATCAGACAAACTTGATAAACAGTTCTTATTTGAAGAAGATGACTTTGGAGGAGATGACGCCGGTGGCGGAGACGACATGGGCGGTGGAGATGATATGGGTGGAGGTGATGACCCATTCGGAGATGATGCAGGTGGAGGAGATCCATTTGGTGATGATGCTGGAGGAGGCGGCAGTGGAGCCGGCGGTGATGGCGGATCAGATGGAGAAAGTGGTGAAGAGGAAGATGACGGTAAATCCGAAGATGATAAGAAAAAAGAAGAATTGGATTTAGACGGTCATGAAGACGACCCAGACTTCACATTTGGAAAGAAGAACAAAGATGATGTGACTTTGCCTGATGAACCTGCAGCAGGAACAATGTTTGATTTAGATGAAGTAATGCAAGCAACAGCTTCATTAGTATCTACTTTATCTGAAGACCAATTAGTTGAATATAAACAAGTTAAGAAATGTGTGGAACTTATTTTTAATGGAAAAATCTTGAAACCTGAAGATTTGGAATTTAAGAATGTGCAGAATGCAATTTTCTTGGTAGAAAATATCTGTAAAAAGTTGGATATTAAAACAAGTGCATACTTAATTAGAAAGTTGAAAGAGCCATTAATTCTAAAGCGTGATGAAATCAAGCAGGATATAGCTGACCAAAAGAATGATTTGAATACATCTCGTGATGCAGTAATTAAATTGGACACTATCGACGTTTCTGAAAAGTAAAAAACTAGAATCATATTTTAAAAACACTGGTTGACAAAGTCCAGTGTTTTTATTATATTTTCAAACAGGAGTAAAAAAATGTCTAATTCTTGGGATAATGTATTATTACAATTAACGTCTAAATTAAACACAGTAGCACATGATTATAATCTGCCTATTACATGTTTTGTAGAAGGAGATAACGTAAAAAATCGAGAAATTTTTGTGAAATTTCTGAATGTCACAAATTTGGAAAGGTTTATTCCATGTGCACGTAAACACTTTAATGAAGTTAAAGAAGATAAAAGTAATGTCATTAAGATATTTGATTATTCTAAATTAAAGAAAAATTCAAAATGGTATAGTAAGACAGAAGCGTATAAGAAAAATATAGAAGACTTCTATAATGATTTTATAGACTTCTGCCAAGTATTAAACGAGGAAGTATAGGAAGTATGATGACAGTTGATGCATTCGCAATTTGGAAATTCAAGAATATTGAAGGTTTAATTGAATGCAACGGTTATGATTTCCAAACAACTAAAATTAAGAAAGGTTTAGAAACATATTTTATTAAATATGATTTAAAAAAAGAAGAAGCAACAATTGAAAAGGTAGATGATTTATTTTTACCTGTAACAGTTTCATTTTCTAAACTAAGAGAAGAATTAGTAAAACTAGGACTTTGGAAAGCAAGAACTGAAGTTCATTCAAGTGTATTATCAAAATTAGATGAATCTATTTAATGATGATTGTTTAAACGCAATGAAATCTATCGCTGATAATTCAGTAGATATGGTTTTATGCGATTTACCCTATGGAACAACGAAATGTCCATGGGATGTAGTAATTCCATTTGAAGATCTTTGGAAAGAATACAATCGTGTTTGCAAGTCAAACGCGGCAATTGTTTTGTTTGGACAAGAACCTTTCTCATCTATGCTTAGGATGAGTAATTTAAAAGATTACAAATACGATTTATATTGGGAAAAAGAAGCTCCAACAAACGTATTACAATTAAAAAAACGTTTTGGAAAGAACATTGAAACTATATCAGTATTCTATAAGAAACAATGCACTTACAATCCTCAGAAATATAAACATGAAGGAAAGCTTGTTAAGAATACTGTAAAAGGTAAGTTTGGTAAGTTATCTTCAGATAATCAAATCAAACCTACAGAATATATAGATGATGGTACCCGTTATCCAAAACAAGTATTAAGATTTAATAGAGTAGATAAGCATCACATAGTTCATCCAACTCAAAAACCGGTTGAACTATTAGAATATCTTATCAAGTCCTTTACAAATGAAGGTGATACTGTATTAGATAATTGTATGGGGAGCGGTTCAACTGGAGTTGCATGCAAAAACTTAAATAGAAACTTTATTGGAATAGAAAAAGAATTAACTTATTTTGAAATAGCTAAAGAGCGTATAAATGGTTCATGTAATTTGTTTAACAAAATCGTATAATTATTTAGACTTTAAAGATTGGTTCAAATGGTATTTAAAATTAGGATGTTTCATTCATATTATCGATAATGATTCATCAATACCTATATTTGACTTTGTAAGTAATTATTTGAAATTAGGCATGCCTTATAATAAAGATGTAAATTTAAATGTCACTTATGATAAGATTGAAGGTTGGCCAAATCAATACAAGTTATATGAAGAAATATTGAAAGATAACAGATATGGTTTCCAAGAAAATGATATAATTTATTTCTTGGATGATGACGAGTATTTGTGGTATAAGCATTCAGCAATGGATGTAATTAGTTATCCAAATTTGGAAGCTGCGTTAGATAGTCAGTTTAGACACTTGGATTGTGTATTGGTACCACAGATATTGATGAGTTCAAAAAATCTTCCATCATCAAGAAATGGAAGTTTAATAAAAGATAATTACTATAGACGTAATGATTATACCACACAAGGAAAAGCATTTTTCCGTTATCATAGTGGTGTAAAATATAAATTCTATAAAAAGAATGATAAAGAAAATGGTCATGTTCCATGGATGAATGGAATACGTGTATCAGAAGTTGTAGGTTCTGGTGTATCAAAAACAACTTATGGTATTACTGATTATACTGGACCTGTAAGACTTTATCATTATCATTTAAAATCTCAAGCTGATTGGAATTGGAAAATCGAAAGAGGTTCTGCTGCAGTTGATCATCAATGGTATGACAAAGATGTTAGAAAAGACCCTTATTATGGAGGATATTCTGTTCCTGATTTTACAATGTCGTATTGTGCTGATAATAATTATTTAGTCGATACACTTATAGAACATGCTTGGGACGAGGTAATAAAACATGATAGCAAAATTTAATTATTCTTATACAGACAATGGTCATGAAATTATCGAACATGTTTGTGGTAAGGTAAATGCATTTAAATTAAAAGACAATATGATAAACTATGAGGCAACATTATCAACCGCTTATGTATGTGTTGGTGGTACTGATTACTCAATAGATAAGATTAAATCTATAACATTCTATACAAAAGATAATGATATACATACGTTAAATTTTGTAGATTCTAATTGGAATATTGATGGTCAGATATATTCGTATGCCGAAGGTGTAGAAAGATTAAATCAAATATATATAAATGAAAATATAATAAACAAGGACGACTGATTTGGAAACTGTATTCTACACTGTATCAAAAGAAAGATGGCATGATGTTGCTGCACTACAAAGAAGATTAAAACTGGTTGACAATCAAATAGAAGCATTGATGAAAGATCCAGATAAATCTGATGTAGGTGGTGAAGTATCTTTTAAAGATAGAGAAAAAGAATTAGAATATAGAGCATTAGATAGAAAGAAATATATCATAATAACAAAAATCTTTGAATACTTGAATTCATATTCAGTAGCATTAAGATTTAAAGATTATTCTCCTATTCAAATGAAAATGAGAACTATCTTTAGTCAAGAAGATTTAAAGAATAGTTATGTAAGAATCAAAAAGAAAGATATAGAAAAGTTAGTCGCCGCTGCAGAAAAAGCTTATAATGGTGTGACTTATGAAGATGTTGAACTTAATTGGCAACGTTATGATTGGTGGAGATTTATACGAGATGATGAAATAACTTATGATGGTTTTTATTTTGCAACAACAAAACAATTCATCTCTAATATGAAATACCTTTTAAAAACTATTGATTTTAACAAAGAAGTAATCGTATATCGTGAAGGAGTATAAATGGATTTTAAAATTGAAGTATTGAAGCATCCAACTGATGAAGATTGGCAATGGGTAAAACGTTTGGCATTGAATACAGTTGGTAAAGATTATCTTATGGATAAGGAAATGTCTCTTGACTTAAAGAAGAAATATCTAAAATCAGAGCATTCTCCAATTCGTTATTTGCAGTTTATTATTAAGATGGATATTCCTTATTGTGATTCAGTTTGTTTTGTCCGTCACAAGATGGGTGCAGAACATTTCGTTCAGTCTCAGCGAAATGATAGACAAGACAAATATGACCGTTATGAAGAACCACAAGGTCATCCAGTTTCCCATATAATGTGGGTCAATGCACAAGAATTGATGTTTATGGCACGTAAACGTCTTTGTGGAATGGCATCAAAAAATGCACAGAAAATTATGCGCATGATTAGAGATGAAGTCCTAAAAACAAATCCAGAATTTGAGGATGTTCTAGTTCCAAATTGTCAATATTTACATTCATGCCCAGAATTCAAATCTTGTGGACGCTGGAAAGAAGAAAAGTAAACAAAAATTTACATAAAAAAGCCAAAAAATTGGCTATTGTAAACATAATTTTACAAAAAGAAGGGTTTCCAAGACCCTTCTTTTTTGGTATATTTTACTTGTTAAAATAAAAGAGGTCAAACAATGCACTTTCAAATCAAATACCAAATTCTGGACGGAGCCATAACTCAGTTCAATACTGCTGACGATATTTTCACTGCCGTCCATTTTATTGACAATATGAAAAAGCGTTGGCCTAATATGCTCTATCAGATTGCTGTTATTTCTCCGCTTGCCGATTTGATTATCGCCGGAAATACCCATAAGAAACTGTAAAAAAAGTTTTACAAAACTAAGGGTTGACAAAACAGCAAAAATTAACTACATTTTACTTGTTAAAAGAAATTAAAGAGGAATTTAAGAATGGTTGATAACTTCGAACTCATCAAGAACTACATTGAAAAGCAGATGATTGACCGTGACCATGGCGATTGCTACTACGTTCAGCTTCTTCGCCGTCAGGCTGATGATCCTCTGAAGAATGGTGTTAAGGATCCGAAGTATCATGGCAATATGCACTCTCGCTCTATTAAGGACTATCTGATTAAGTCCCCTGAGCACCTTGAAGATGTGAAGGAAGATATTATTGCGCTTTGCAATATGTTCAATGTGCGAGCATATATCCGCCTCAATAAGCGTAATTACAAGAACATTGCACTTGAAATGATGAAGCACATTGCTGAACAGTGTGCATCTGGCGAAACTTATTCTTCTCCATTCCATCTTGTTGCTTCTGCATGTGGCGAGTGTTGCCAGGCAGGAAAGGACAAGACTTGGATTGTCGACCTCGATAAGGAATATCTGCCTTACGAAGAAGAAATCAAGGAAATGATTTTGGATTGTCAGCCGTATGATAAGCGAATTCAGGCATATCGTGACCTTGGACTCAGTGCGGAAGAAGCACGCAATGCTGTCAAGTCTGAATTTTTCGTTGTGCCGACTAAGAGTGGTAAGCATATCGTGTGCAAGCCGTTCAATAAGCTGACTTTCCAGCAACTCTGGGAAAAGTCTGCAACTCTTAAGAACATGAAAATGCTTGATGTGCATAAGGACAACCCGACTATCCTTTATGTGCCGGATATGAAGTAAGGAGTGACTATGATGCAGTATGAAAAAACAAAAGCTGAAATCAAGTCATTCTTTCTTAAGGCTTTTATTGTTATTTTTGGAATTTTAGTTCTCGCTTCTGCTGTTTATGTATGCAATATGGAAAAGGAAACGAATTCTAAAAAGGCATTGAATGATATTGTATACGATGATTCAACAAATGTTCCGCCAGTAATTCGAGAAATCACTCGTCCAGATGAATGCGATTCAAAGTCTGCATTTAAGGCATGGTCTTCAATTAAGGACAAGAAGGAATTCGCAAATTGTTGGTATGACAGTTTCTCTTATGATGGAGTAGTTGAAAACAAAGTATCTATCATGTGGATTGTTTGTCCAAGGAATGCAAAGGCTAAACTTCCAGATACGCTTGGAACATTTACACTTACTGACGTTTGGCCAAAAGCTGATATGATATATGGATATACATGTAAATGGATTGAATATTCAGAGGTAAAGACAAATGAATAAGATTGTAACAAGAATTAACGTAGGTGGATTTGGTTTATTTCTTACTCTGTACGGCATTGCACTTTATGTAGGTCGCTTTGTCTACAAAGTAATCGGAATTCCAGTTCTTTGGATGCTTAAACAGTTCTCAAAGATTCTCCCTGAGGTAAAGGCTGATCCTAATCCTAGAGTAACTGAAAAGGCAGTAAATGCAGTAGCGCATTCAGTATGTAATTTCGTCGATACTAAAATTTTCAAGCAATCTGAACTTGAATGTGAAAAGTGGAGACGTAATTGGGAAATGTGGGGTGAACCTGCATATAAGGTAACAGAAGTTAACGAAACAACAAACTTAAACTAAAAATCAAACAATAAACAAAAAAGGAAAAACATAATATGACAAAGACACAAGTTCTCGGCATTCTTGCCGTAATCGTGCTCATTCTTCTTGGCATTTTCGCTGGAAAGATGGTGGGCTATAAGCAGTCAACTGAATTGCTCATTAAGCAGTCTCCATTCGGAACGCTGTCATGCGTAGAGGGTCAGGGTCTTTATTTCAAGGGCTTCGCATCCATCTATAAGTATGACCTCGCAAAGTCCTTCTATTTCAATAGTTCTAATGAAAAGGTGAACGGTGAAGGTTGGGAAGGCGATGAAGATGATGAAGATGACATTTCTGTAACGCTATCTCGAAATGCAAACGCAGATATTTCTGGTTATCTTATGTATGAGCTTCCAACCGACTGTGATAAGTTGATTGAACTTCATAAGAACCAGCGTAGTGATAAGGGTGTAAAGCATAATCTAGTTCGAAATGCTGTTCTCTCTGCAGTTCGTAAGACCGCTCCATTGTTTACCGCTGAAGAAGCAAAGGTTACAAAGATTGCAGAATTCCGTCGTCTTGCTGAAGACCAGCTCGTTGAAGGTGAATACTTGACCACAATTGAAGTACTTAAGGAAAAGGCTGGCGAAGATGAAGTTGATTCCACTGGTAAGGTCGTTAAGAAGGCTGAAGTTCAGGAATACCGTGTTACTAAGCTGAAGCTAGATAAGGATGGTCATCGAATTATCACTAAGAAGTCTCCAATTACTCAGTATGGTATTGTTGTAAAGCAGTTGGAAATTCAGAACGTAAAGTTGGATCCTAAGGCTCAGCAACAGTTGGATATTGTTAAGGAACGTGAAATGCAGCGTGTAGCAAATGCAACCGCAGCAGAAACTGCTAAGCAGAAGGCTATTACTGCAAAGGCTGAAGGTGATGCAAAGATTGCAGAAGCTAAGGCTACTCAGGAAGTTCAGAAGATGACTGAAGTGACTATGGCTGAAAAGGAAAAGGCAGTTGCTATTTTGAATGCTGAACGTGAAAAGGAAGTTGCTCGTCTTGAAGCTCTAAAGGCAATTGAAGTTGCTAAGAAGATTAAGGCTGAAAAGGAAGCAGAAGCTCAGGCTAATAGAGCATTGGTCGCTGCAGGTTTGACTCCTCAGGAACGTGCTGAATGGGAATATAAGACTAAGGTTGGTGTTGCAGAAGCTCTTGCTAAGTCCTCTCACCCACTTGTACCAGAAATCATGATGACTGGTGGTGATGGTAAGAATGGCGCAAGCAATGCTATGGACGCTGTTGGTCTGAACATGCTTATGGATTTGACTTCTAAGTTGTCCAATAAGTAATTAAAATCTTTGAAAGCCCTACATTGTTGAAAAACTTTGATAGGGCTTTTTCTTTTTAACAAAGGAATTACAAATGAAGAAACTATTTTTAATCTTAACTCTTACTGCATCATTTGTTTTCGCTGGTCCATGTTGTTTTTGTGGTACGTGCAAAAAGAAACAAGAAACTACTCCAGTAAAACCAGCTCCATCTGTTCCAAGTGAACCAATGGTATTTAGAGATGAACCACTTGTTTTTAGAGATAAGCCGGTAGTTGCACCTCAGCCAGTCAATACACATGTTGAAGAACCTATTGAGGAACCTGTAAAAGAAGATAATGAATTTGATGAATGTGTAGCTGAATGCAAGGCAAATAATGTTTCTTCATCTGTAATTGATTTTTGTATCAGAGAAAACTGTAGAAGGCTTAAATAATGGACGTTAAATATCAACATATAATTTTATTCGCAGCGATCTTTGTTGCTATCATTGTCTTTTCAAATACAATTCTTAAGAAGATTGATGAATGTTATGAAACTTCAATGAAGAAAATGGACACTCTTGTGACTGTTGTAAGAGATACCACATTCGTCCATGATACGCTTTATAAAGAAGTTAAGCGAATCCAGTATATAAACGCTGTCTCTTATTCTAACGCATTTGGAGCGCGTCTGGATACGCTGGAGACACATAAGGGTACTACTGCCATTTCAGTTCAATTTGCTGATGGAACATTCGATGTAGATAGTGTCGAAGAATATGCAATTCTTTGTAATGGAAAAATGTATGACATTCCATACGATGAAGATGACCCTGATAGTGATACTTATTCTGAATGTGCAGGTGAATGGATAATTAAAATCAAAGGAAAAAGATAATGGATTTTAAAAAGGTACTTATTCTGACTATCTTGTTTATGCTCGCTGGATTGGGTGGCATGTTCATTGGAAGTGGAACAGAAAAAGACTCAACACAGACAAGGCAGAAAGTCAAGAAGGTTGTAGTTCATGACACGGTATACGTTAGCAACTCATTTGAAACGTATAATCTTCCAAAGTGTGAAGGTGCTTTAATTGATTCACTTGTCATTGATAAGAGAAAAATTACAACAGATGGAGTTCCTGAACATGGAAGACCTGCATTGGAATTATTTGGCGTAGGTTATCCAATTTATTTGAAGAGACAAATTAGTTCAGGACTTGAAATTGGAATGGCTACATGGGGAACTACATTTGACAATCCTCTCTGGTATTCTGTTGGATGTCATGGAAAGATAACTCCATCTACTAAAAAGGAAGGTCATATAACTTGTTCTGGAGAATGGGTAGTTTTAATTAAGGAAGGTGACGAATGAAAAAAGGATTTACTTTAATTGAATTGATGGTCGTAATTGTAATCATGGGCATTCTTGCCGCTGTTGCAGTACCTAAGCTTTTTAATATGATTTGTGAATCAAAAGGTGACCGTTGTTATGTTGAAACACCTGAAATTTATAAAGATATGTGTTATGCACATCCTGGCAAATGCAAGATAAATGTTCTTGATAGTCTTTGCACAGTAAACATGGAAAGGTGTTTAAACAATCATGAAAGGGCATGGAAACTTGTCACAGAATATAGAGTAGAAAAGAGAGCAAAGAAAGCCGCAGAACAACCAAAGCCTATTGAACAGCCAAAGCCTGTTGTTCAGCAGACAGTTTCAAATGTTGATACAGAAAAGTTAAAACAAGAATTACTTGCTGAATATGAAAAGAAGTTGGATTCTATTACAAAGATTGTGCCAACAAAACCTGTAGAAGAAGTTCAAATTCAAGGTAGTAAAGAAGAATTTATTAAATGCATTAAGAAATGCACAAGAGAAAATACTGCAGAAAGTTTAGTTGATTTCTGTATTAAGGATAAATGTAAGTAATGTTGAATTATCCAGACTATAATAGAATTCTAATAGAAAAATGGAAAATGCTGACAATGGCTCAGATTTCTACTCTAGAAAAAGAGCGTTGTGAGTTTATTATCCGTAAAAAGCTCTATTTTGAGAAGAATCAAATTAACCCTGCAATGTTGTCTGTATCATTGAATAAATTAGGTCGTTTACCAGCTGAATTGCAATATTACAATGACCAGTTGGAAAAGTATGATAAAATGATTTACAACATGCATTGTGAAATGAACTGGATAAGAGAATTAGAAGATGGTTGTCAAGGAAAATACGACTATAAAGGAAACATATCAGATCATATAAATGATTTTGCCAGATTTTATGGCTATTGGAAGGAATAAAAACATGAAAAAGATACTTTTATTATTGATTGCATTCTGTTTATTTGGATGTGATGAATGTGGTGACAAACAAGTTCAAACACGTAATGGATCATATACGCCAATTAAAGTATGTCCAATTGGATGTCCTGAAGCATCTTCTTGTGTAGAATATCAGGCTAAAACTTATACAATTGGTTCTCATACGATTGTAATGGAAACCTTGGATGGCCACCGTTATATGTTTAATACTGAAGGCTGGGCTTTCATTATTACAAAACAATAATTGGAATTCATCCAAATAAAGATAGTGTCTCAACAGAAGTTGAGACTTTTATCGTGTGGTCTGGGTTGACAATTGTAAAAATTTTTATTACATTTACCTTTAGAGGTAAAGATGAAGAAAGAAATTGACGTAAATAGACTTTGGATCAATGAGGAAATTACTCAGAAATCGGGAGCCAAATATGTTAAACAACTTTGTGAATTTATTAATGAAGGTAAGCCAATTATAATATATTTGAATTCAGTAGGTGGAGATGTTGACGAAGGATTGGCTATTGTAGATTTAATTGAACATGCTAAATCAAAAGGAATTGATGTCACAACTGTAGGAATTTCTACAAGTTCTATGGCAAGTTTTATTTTATTCTCTGGTTCACCTGGCCATCGATATGCATATCCATCTGTTAGAATTATGATACATAAACCTTATTATGATGACCCAACTGGTTTGGATAAATCGATTGAAAGAGCAGAAATAAATATAGCGACTGATAAATTGATTGATATTTTAAACAAATATGGAAAAGTAAAGAAGTCAGATATTAATAAGTTTATGTCAAAAGATTATTATATGAGTGCTACTGAAGCTAAAAAATATAAATTCATTGATAAAATAGGAGTATTATGTTAGAACGATTTACTGTTGAATTTGATTTTCCTCATGGAACTGCATATCCATTAAAAGATGGCAGATTTACAGAAAATCCGGATGATGAAAATATAGAATATTGGGACTCTGAGCCGGAAGCGTTTTCGTATGGGTGCTTAATATCGCAAAATGGTTTTATTGATTTTAATGTAAAATCTGTCAAAAAATGTCAAATAGAAGGTGTTTTGTAAACACCTTTTTACATATCTGGAGGTTAATGTAAACGTTTTTTTACATAAAACAGGGTTTCCAAATGAGCCAAATATACTTATATTTTACTTGTTAAAATAAAAGAGATTACTAAAGGATATTGAATATGAATAAAGAAACTTGCGTCCGCCTCCACAATGAACTCGACACTCTCATCGCTGAATGGGCTAAGTCTCACAATATGTGTGTCACTCCTGCAACCTGTTCCTTTAATGACAAAGGACTGACTTACAAGATTGACCTTCATGAACTTGCCGCTGATGGTTCTCGCAAGTTGACTCCCTTCGAAAAGCAGATGATTGATGAAGAAATGACAAAGTGCGGTGTTCCTGGTTTGGATCCGTTTGGTAAGGTTTTCCCGACAGACGATCGTCGTCCGAAGCACATGCGTATTGTTGGCTTCGATTGGAATAAGCGCTATCCTTGGCAGTGTGTCGATGTGAAGACTGGTAAGAATTGGTCTTATGCTCGTGAATTCATCCACTTTGAAGCTGAAATTAAGTAATTTATAAGGAGATATAAATATGGCTATGATGACTGCAAAATCCCTTGAAAAAGAAATTAAGTCTGTTCTGAAGACAAAGTATGATATGAAAGGTCGTAAGATGGCTGAGTACTTTGACAGCATCATGCCGATTATGATGCCGAGACCCGGCTCAATCGCAGCTTCTTGGAATTCCAAGAGCTATGCACAAAAGCTCTGTAAAGATTACTTTGGATGGTAAAAAATGAATGATATAGTTTATCAAATCACTGGAATAATTCCATATTCTGGTGGAGATAGGTCTGTCATTGCTACTTACCTTAATAAGGAAAAGGCAGAACAGCGATATGAGGATGAACGAAATGGTGATACTTATATCGACGTTCAGATGGACGAATATGAAGTTGATGGTTAATTATGGCTGAAGAAAATAAAAAGCCGGTAATTGGAGAAATGATTTCGAAATTCCCGGTTGAAGAATTGAAAAGAATGATTACAAATTTTGACCGTTTTGATATTGATGGCATTACGCCTGAAAAGGAAAAAGCGGTTGAAGTAGAAGAAAAACTAGACAAAATATCTGAAAAAATTATTGAAGAAAATTTATAAAAGGAATGATTATGTTAGACTTTAGAACTTGTTGTGAATACGTAAAAGAAGGTTGGTTAACTATGCATCGCCATCCGAATGGCGTCTTGTGCGGTTTCAAGTATTCGCTTTCTACTGTCTATGAAGGTCATTGGGATGAAGTGACTTTGCAATGTCGTGGAATTGTATTCAATTCTACTACTGGTGAAATTGTTGCTCATCCTTTCGATAAATTCTTCAACTATCAAGAAATTTATTGTCAAGATGGTTTAGCTCAGATTGGAAAGACTTTGTCTTGTATTCCGCATTTTGAACCTCGCATGACTCCTTCCTTCACCGCAATGGAAAAAGTTGACGGGTCCTTAGGGATATTGTTTAACTTTGAAGGTCAATGGATAATCAAAACTCAAGGTTCTTTTATCGCAGATCAGTCCTTCTGGGCAAATCAGTGGTTGAAAGACAATGTTGACTTGTCTAAATTGGATAAGTCTTGTACCTACTGTTTTGAAATCGTGTATAAAGGTGACTTACATGTTGTGAAATACGTTTATGAAGGCTTAGTGCTTTTGTCTGTATTCGACAAAAATCACCGTGAATACTCTGTTTCTGAATTGGAAGCAGTTGCTAAATCTATTGGCGTGCGTTTTGTGAAAATATATGAATTCAATAACATAAACGAATGTATTGAATTCGCTTCCAAAATGGACGGCAATAACGAAGGATTTGTGATTACTTTCCAGAATGGTTTTAAAGTAAAAGCTAAATCGGCTGAATACTTGGAATTGTTCCATCGTATGTCTTGTATAACCTACAAAGAAATACGTGATCATTTCAACGAAGAAAAAGGTGTCATCGACCCTGATTACTTTGCTGAAATTCCGGAAGAATTGGTGGACTTGCGTAAATTCGCTTTGTCTATCAATGAACGTGTTGCAGAAGTATACCGTGAAGTTGTTGCGGCTTCGGCTGAAGCGACTTTGGTATCTACTGAATCTCGTTTCCGCTATGAATACTTGTGTAAAAATCATAAGAATTACATAGTTGCTCCGGCTATGGAATTAATTAAGTCTAATAACTTGTCTAAAGTATACGGTATAATTTGGCGTAAAGTCAAAGACGAATTTAAGGTGGTATAATAATGGATCCAAAGAAATTCGAACAAATGAAAAACTTTGTAAATTCAAGAGAACCTAATACTGATAATTCTATGGTGAATTCCTTAATGGAATTCGCTAAGGAATTGTTAGATAAGAATGCCGCTTTAAAGGCGGAGCTTGATAATCAAAAGTATATGAATGTCGAATTGCAATGTGTTAACAGAAGTTTAACTAGAGGATAATTATGTATCATATTGACAGACATCCGACTAAAGAACTTAGAAAGAAAAAGGGTATCAAAGGTGATAATCCAGTAGAATTCTTGTATGACGTTCGTCCTGCATATACTGGAATTGGATTTGAACTATATTGGACAGACGATATAGACTTTGCTTACGAAGTTGAGACTTTTGATGAAGTTAAAGAACTTTTGGAAATAGCGAAGAAAGATCTAGATTACAAGTATACTTATTTTCTAAAACAAGATAATTATTAAAGGAGAACTAAAAATGTTTAAAGATGAACTGATCGCATTACAAGAGAAAGTCAATCCTCGTAACAATAACTTGCAACATATAGTTGCGGAGTTTAAGGAGACGATTAGAAATTGCGTGAAGGATGGTTTCTGTAAAGACAATAAAATGACATTTCCTATTGCATGCGGGAAAATTTCATGTAAAAATCCTCTATACCATGAACCTACATGTTACATTGAAGACCTATCCGCTGTTGAAAAAATCTTCAAGAAAGAAGGTATAGATATGGACTGGACTTATGATAAGACTCACTTGAATGGGACTTTAACTTTTAAGTGGTAAAATATGATGACTCCTGATGAAATAAGACAGGCGTTCGATATGACAAAATTCCCTTTCATAGATCAGTATATGAAAGGGTATTCTGCGTTTGAGGTGCATGTAGGTCAAGATAATATATTTGGACCAGATAAGATTGCTACTATTGCATTAATTGAACCTTTGTCAAATAAAGCATGTTATCTTCATGCTATTGAAACAATCCCTGAAAAAAGACGTTGTGGTTTGGCAGGAATGATTATAAATGATTTAAAAGAACAATATGATATGATCTATTTGAATGCTGTGCCAGAATTGGATTTTTATTACAAACGTTATGGTTTTAATGAATTACAAATTGGAGGAGGATATTACGTATGGATGCGCAACCCAAAATAGGTCAAAAAATTAAAATCATTTCTCTTTCACCAAATCTTAAAGGAATTCCAGATCCAGCTGAAAAAGAATATATTGGAAAAACTGGTATAATCAATTATATTGATGATGCTGGAACAATATGGGGAACATGGGGTGGAATTGGTATTTTGCCATGTGACAATTATGAAATAATAAATAAAGAAGGAGAGTGATATGGTGAAAGTGAAAATAATCAATAATTCAAGTCGTGAAATTCCACAAGAATTGACAGAAGAAATGATGTTTAAGCCATTGTCTGAAGTTCAGCAGATTTTGGAAGAATATAATTTGAAATGTCATTCTTATGAAATGGTATATGATGACGATAAAAAGTTATCAGAACAAATCATAACAATAAATGATATAAAGTAATTCTGCTTTATAACTTTTATTCTTTTTAAGGAGGGAAGATTGTTATGCCAGAAATGACTGATGAAGAGCATAAAGAATTTATGGATGCTCAAATTAAAAAGATAGAAGTAGATAAATGGTTAGAAGGTGAGCGTATTGGTAGGGACCCTGGCGATGAATATGTAAAAAAATGGATACGTGAAAGAGCCGCCAAATTCAGAAAAGAATGGATTGAGGAAGAAAAACATACCGATATGAAATACAATTAAAATAGAGCGCTTCTGGAGCGCTCTTTTTTATTTAGCCATGTAACTATATCCCCCAGGCCAAAAATGCCCCAGAAAGCGCTTCTGATGCGCTAAATTTTCCTCGGGGGAAGGAATGTAAACATTATTTTACATAACTGGACTATATTGTAAACTTCTTTTTACAATAAAAGGGGTTACCAAAACATTCCAAAATACTTATATTTTACTTGTTAAAATAAAAGAGGTTAATGAATATGACTATGGAAATGTTTTTGGAAGAACTTCGCACTGCTGTTGGAACTGTGGCAGTTAAAAACAACCTCAACGTTGATGGTACTTCTGTCGATAACGACCAACTTACCCTCAACATTCGCACTGACAATGGCACTTGTCATTGCATCAATTCTCACCGCTTCATCTTCTGGCCGTGCGATAAGCATGAAATGATGATTGAAGAAATTTGGATTGGCTACGATAGCGAAGGCTATCCTTGGTCTGATCACATGGGTGGACTCACTGTCGATTGCAATGGCCTTAAGACTAAAGGCGCTATCGATAAGATTGCTGAAAAGTTTATTGAAAAGGCTACTAAGTAATGAAAGAATTTTTAATCATAATTGGCAAGTTCATTCTTTGCTTTATTGTTTGTGAACTTGTCGGTTTATTATTCTTGGTATTTTTACTCGTGATTTTCTGCATTCTGGGAATTACGCTCATTTAAAACAAATTAAGGAATAGAAATGAAACCTGCTGTGTCTGCAATGAATGATTGGCTGAAAACACTTATTGTCCATAAGTCATTTAATTTTATGCATATCTATAAAAGTGATGCACATTTGGCATCTATTGAACTTGCTTACACTCAGCAATATAATTATGTTGATAAACATTACGAAACTACAAATATAGCCGGCATTAATCTAGAAGTTCGTGAAATCAATGGTAAACTTACAAATGTTGTTAGTTTTTGGATGACTATGCCAACGGGCTTTGTTGAATCTCGAGCAGGTGATCAAATTAAAAGAGAATCATACTTTAATATAAGTAGAAAAAATCTTATTGATTTTGTAAACTTTTTTAAAGATAAGTTTAGTATTCGTGATCGAGAGTCTTTATATTATTTTTATAATATCCCTAATCACAATAATATGGGATTTGCAACTGACTATAAGCCATTTAAGGGCACATTCGAACAGTATTTCAAAGACCATCAAAAAGAATATAATAAATTTCTAGAATGTAGAGAAAGTTTATTTGACTATCTTGAAAGATGTTCTAGAATTAATACAAAGAAAAAACTCATTAAAAACATTAGCAAAAAGGAAAAATAACTATGGCAATTATGCTCACAATTCTCTTCATTCTCTGTGCAATTCAGCATGTGGTAGGAATCATCAAGTGTTTCGGCGAAATGGCTACGGCCGCAGACCAGGGTGATGGAATCAAAGTTCTTTCAGCCATCATAGTATTGCTTGGAATTATAGCGCTACTTGTTTTGACCATCATTTCCGCCACAAATCCTCTTGGAGGTTTGGCATTCGTAATGGGAATAATTTTGGCTGTTTTTCGTGGAATTGGAATTCTCAATATTTTCACAGGCCATCCGTTCCGTGGTTTGTATGACTTGGCTTTGATGGTTTTGTTGATTGTTGGACTTGCTCTTGCGTAAATAAAATTTTACAAAAATAGGGTTGACAAAAGTAAAATAAAAAGGTATAATTAAGATAGAAACTTTAAATAAAAGGAAAAATAAATATGGCAAATCTTACTCTTAAGGATATTGCATCTGTAATTGGTGCAGATAATGTAATGACTGTTAAGGCACACCAGCGTGCAATGAAACAGCATCGACTTGAAATTTCACAGATTAAGGAAGTTCTTGACGTTGCTCGTGAGTCAATTGAAGCAAAGCTTCCAAATCACATTGGTAAGAAGGAAGTCCGCGAAATCAATGAAGATATTCGCACTATTCAGTCTGCTCGTGAAAAGTTGGTTGAATTGAAGAACAAGATTCGCAGAAGTGAACTTGTATGTAAGACTATCTTCCTCAATGCAAAGGAACAGCTTGAAAAGCGTAAGTCTCGCTCTAATCAGACTGAAGTTCGTAAGGAAATTCCAACTCATTCTCGTGAAGAATGGCAGACTTTCCTTCGTCGTAAGGCTGCGGAAATTAAGGCTAAGAAGGCTGCAGAACAGAAGCAGTATACTGAAAAGACTGCAACTAAGACTCAGACAAATGAACCTAAGATTGAACAGAAACCTTCTGACAAGGATGTCGAACGCGCTGCTCTTGGTCTTTTGAATCTTTTGAATCTCATTCAGGCATTCGACCAGCCAATCCGTCCTCGTTCTTCTCGTGATGAACTCGAAGATCTTCTTCGTGGAATTCGTGGGTTCTAATAATTAACAAAAGGATTTTAATTTATATGTCTAAACTTTATATTTTGCGTGGAGTGCCTGGTTCTGGCAAGTCCACTTATGGAAAGAAAATTATTGATAGTGCTATTGACGCAGGTCTTTCCGCAATTAAATTTGAAGCTGATGACTTTTTCATGAAAGATGGAAAGTATAATTGGAATCCTAAGTTAATTGGAATGGCACATAAGTGGTGTCAGGAATCTGTTCGTAAAGCGCTTGATATGTATGACGTAGTTGTTGTTGCTAATACTAATCTTGGATTGGCTGATGTTAACAACTATATTAAGATTGCAAATGATGCGCTTGCTGATTTTGAAGTAGTCGCTATCCATGGAAATCACCAGAATGTTCACAATGTTCCTGAGGAAACTCTGGAAAAGATGCGAGCAAAGATGGCTGATTTTCCTGGTGAGACTGTTGTCAATACAGATAAATAGTCTATGAATTATTTAAAAGTATATTATCAAATCATTGCTAAAGCGGCTGGACGAACTCCGTCCATCCTTTATGATAAGCATCATATTATTCCACAGAGTATGGGTGGACCAGATATTGAAACGAACTGGATTTACTTAACTCCACGTGAACATGTGGTTGCTCATCATTGTCTTGCTCGTGCTTATCCAGAAAATGAAAAATTGAATTCTGGATTTAATGTAGCTGATTTAAAGAATTATGATTGTTATCGATATATGATGCGTATTCATGATTTAGGCCAGTGTTTAGAAGCAACTAAGAAAAAGAAAGAAACAATTGAAAAGATAATGCTTTTATGTAATGCTATTCAATCTATGAATATCGACGCAATTCCTGTGACTAAAACTGGTGATGGCAAACGAATTAAAAGGACTAAAAAGTAATGGAATTTTTAGAAGATATTTGGACTGGTATTACACGTAATTTTTCTAAATCAAAAGAACAAGACGATTTTGATTGTGCTATGATGGCACTGCATGGAATTGCTGGTTTAATTTGTACAGTTATTGTTGCAGTGTTAACTCCACTTGGATTGTATGCTATTGGAACTGTTATTGCAACAATTATCCTTGCTATCTTTTGGATGAGTGCAGATATTAAAGATAATCTTGCTGCAGGATATTTCTTCGCTGCATCATTATTAAGTTTCGCATGGGTATTTTATCTTCCAATTGCAATAATTGTCTTTATTTTTGGTTTCCCAATTTTCTATTCGAAAGCTAAAAAGAAAAAGTAATGACAGAAGAAGAATATAAACAAGAATGGTTGAATGGTATGCATCAAACAGAATATAATGCATGCCGTTTTTCTAATAATAAAATACAATATTGTTTTGATTGGTTATCAAAGAACGTTCCTGATTGGAATACAAGAACTGATATTGTCAAAAACGTTTGTGCTCAAAAATTAAAGATTGCTTCCAATAAAGCATATCAAAAGAAATGTCAAGATTGGGCAGATAAATTAACTGCTTATTATAAAGCACAAAAAATCTTAGGAAATCGATATGTTCTTCCAACTTATGAAATTGAAAACATTGCAGAAGCTGGAACATTCTTAGGAACTAAAGACAATATAATTGTAAAATGTAATCATGGAAGTGGTTGGAATAGGCTCATAAATCTTCATCAGCCCTATGGTGAATCAGAGAAAAAGTTGAATGAATGGCTTACTCTGAATTACGCCTATATGACTGGTTATGAAGCACAATACGAAAATATAACGCCCACGCTCATTGCACAACGAGAATTCATATCGCATCCACTTGATTGGGGATTTTGGTGCATCAATGGAGAAATCCAAGGTATATCATTGACTAAGAAACTTGGAAAGAACTTAGAAGAATATATTGGATTTGTCGATGAAAATGGAAAATACAATTCTTGGTATATTGGCGCAGAGCCTCAAATGAGAGACCTTCCACCATCTTGGAATTATCAGTTAGAAGGTTTGAAAGAAATCGCTAAAACATTATCGAATGGATTTGATTTTGTTCGAGTCGATTTATATACGCATTTAAAGGAATTCTATTTTGGAGAAATGACTTTTACGCCATGCTCCGGAAAGCTCAATTGTATAACTTTGTAAACATAATTTTACAATAAAGAGGGTTTACAAGACCCTCGTTTTTTGTTATATTTTACTTATTAAAGAAAAGGAAAATTTATATGTATATTTGTCAGGATTGTACTCCTATACAGTTTTTTAATATTGCGCATGATCAAATTGATGGAGAGTATCAGCGCGCTGTGGAAAGTTATAAGTCCCAGCTCAAGAGCATGGACAAAATTATTGCTAGTGACCATTTAAAAAATTTCAATGAATTTGTTGAAGATTTGAAGGCATCAAATGCATATCATAGCATTACTATGATAAATGATGATCAACGTGGAAATTTTGCTGGTTCACTTCAATGCAATTTAACTTCACGTGATCCAGGCCAATATGGTTGGAAGCCTTCTGTCACTGTTAAGGTTCCGTTTGGACTTGATGGAAATAAGGGTTTTTATTTGTCTGGTGTGACTGCTTCTACAATTAGATGGATACGAACTCCAGTAAAATTTCCTAAGGTCTATATCGATCTTAAGGGTGACAAGTATGATTATTTTGTTGATGCTCTTAAGTTTATTGGCCAAGTAGTTAGAAAGTATGATGATATTTATCCTGATGGACAGCATTGGAATATGTTGTTTGAAGATTATTCTCGTGATTATCGAATTCCTCCAGAGGATGATAAGGAACGCTATCCAATTTATTTGTCTGCATGTTCTATGCAGAATAAGCTGAAAAAGTATTTTGAAATTCATTCACTTTGTAAAGAAAGAGTGTGTAAGTAATGTTATTTGAATTAAAAATCTATTATAAAGACGGTCACATTTCACATGATTTAATTGATTGTGATAGTCAGCTTATTTTAGAAGGAAATTCAGTAATTACAAATTTAGAAAAAAGATTGAAATTTATAACTAAAACATTTAATGACCCAATTATAAAGATTGAAAAGAAATGTGTACTGGCTTGTAAAACAAAGAATTTCAAACAACATGGCTGGTGCTCTGGTAATGGTTATGTTTGGTCGGATAAATGGTGGAAAATGGTATGAATAAGAACACTT